ACAATTACGGAGCAGATATATCCAAAGGATTAGTTGGTTGTAGTGTAAATGCAACGGAGCATAGTGTTATGTGTGCGGGAGGTAAGAATGATGAGTTTGAAACATATCGTAGACTTATCGAAGATGTATATCCCACAGGTATTGTTTCTATTGTTTCAGATACTTGGGACTTGTGGAATACTCTTACTGATATTATCCCAAGACTAAAAGAATCCATTATACTGCGTGAGGGTAAAGTTGTTATCCGCCCTGACTCGGGTGATCCCGTAGATATTATATGTGGTCTTGATGGTTTTTTTAAAAGTGAGGGTGTTAATCTTTCTTATTCTAATTATATAAAAGATTTTGATCATGAAGTATCTGAACCTGCTTTTAAAGGCGTTATTGAACTCTTGTGGGATACCTTCGGAGGTACAATCAATGACAAAGGTTATAAGGTACTCGACCCCCACATAGGAGCTATTTATGGAGATGCTATTACACTTGACCGCTGTGAACAAATATGTTCAAGACTTGCAGCAAAAGGCTTTGCATCTACTAATATTGTATTTGGTATTGGTAGCTTTACTTATCAGTATAATACTCGGGATACTTTTGGTTTTGCTCTTAAATCTACCCACGTAACAATTAATGGTAAAGAATACAACATCTTTAAAGACCCCATCACTGATGATGGTACAAAGAAATCACAAACTGGTCGTGTAGTTGTTCTTGAGGATAAAGATGGTGAATTATATTTTGAGGATGGTTTTACTTATAGAGAGGCTGCTTGGCACTTAGAAGATAAATTACAAACTATCCTTGATAATGGTAAACTCTGTAATGAAACTACTTTAGATGAAGTAAGGGGGAGACTTTGTATCGGTACTGCATAAGTGACGTACACGGGTGCTTACGCACCCTACAAGCATTACTAAAGCAACTTAACCTTCAAGAGGATGATGTAGTATACTTCCTCGGAGATTATGTTGATCGTGGGCTTGATTCTAAGGGGGTTTTAGAGCTAGTCTCTAAACTTCCTCAAGCTATATGTCTTAAGGGTAATCATGAACAGATGATGCAAGATGCTCTTAGGTCTGGTGGTGTTAGTATGTATGGTAGGGGTTATGGTCTTTGGGAGAATTGGCTGGATAACGGGGGTCGTCAAACCCTTGCAAGCTTTAGCTCTACTAAGGAAGCAGAGGGATGGTTAGATTGGATAGATACACTACCTCTTAGTATTGAATTAGAGGATTATTTCCTCGTGCATGCAGGTATTAATTCTCTTGATTACTTACAATCAACAGATGATGATCTTCTTTGGGATAGGTCTTGTAAGGTTAATAAAGAAACGATAAATCGAAAGGTTCTTATATGTGGACATACAGTACGTGATTTTACTGAAATAGAGGGTAGCCGATCTAATTATAAAATAGGTATAGATAACGGTTGTGTCTTTTATAAACCTTATTCTTATGAAATAGGACGATTGTTAGCCTTACGCTTAGAGGATATGGAGATATTTCATCAAATAAATATTGATCAAATTGAGAGGGATTAATTATGAATATTAAAATAGAATATGATGGTAAATACCCAAACCTTTGTTCTGGTTCATTGATAGTAATTATTGATGGTACACGGTGGGTATTCCCTGATTACTGTATGTCATCAGGTGGCTCAGTAAGTTTTGATGAAGATTGGAATGAAGATGTTACTAGCGGGGAGTGGTCAATTTCTGATTGGCCTGATGGTTTCCCTGATAATTTACAAATGGCAGTTGAAGAAGCTATAAATATACAAGTTTCTGAGGGATGTTGCGGTGGTTGTCTCTAAAGGAGGTTTTATGGGAATAATGTCGCAGTAGAAATATAACGGCTTGAGTTGACGGGCGGGGTTCGTCCCCGTCCAACGTTTTGTTATTTTGCGCGGTGATCGGAGGGATCAATGTTGACTCAGAAAGAAATGGCAATTTTGCGGGATCATCATAAATGGTGGGCGAAACACTATCGCGATTGCGAGCAGACAAATGTGGGGCTGTCCCGTGATCCGGAGGCAACATCATTTACCCCTACTGAATGGATGGAGCGAGCGCAGGCGTTTTCCGTGGAACGTAAGCATCATCAGAGCCGACAAAAGTTTTTCTCGAAACTGTTGAAAGCAAAATAACGGCTAAGGAATTAGCCGTGTAACGAAGCGGAATCGGCTGGATTCCGTGGTTATATTTCGCAGGAGGGTTTATGACTAGATCAGAACGAATAGCAGCAATCCGACATTGGCGACAGTGCGAAATGTTAGAACAACCGTTTTTCAGTATAAAATGTGGAAGCACTGCAATGGATACTACATCATTCGGTGAATTGATTGATTTTTTGTTGGATTGCACACAGACAACTGGGGCAGCAAAGGCAATCAGAGAATGCTATCAAATTGCATCGTCACATGAGTTCGGGCCTGATGCTGCAAAGACAATCAGGGAAAAATTCGGGTTAGAAATATAATGACAAGCTCAACGGCTTGTCCGTTGTAGCGTAAGTTATAATTAAAGGAGGTAATTATGTGTTGTGAACCATCAGGTTATAATGAAGATGAAATTAATGGTACTTGTGAAGATTGTAGTGAGCCTACAGTAGATGGTTATGCTTATTATTATTGTAGCTATTCACCTCTTGAATGTGTGACATGTGGTTATAGACCTTGCGATTTATCTTGTTAATATGGGGGTGCTTATATTTATTTAGCTATTGATGTTGAAACAAGTTGTAGCCCTCGTCACTTTCCTTGGGTAAAGGATTCTTATCTTAGTTGTGTATGTATTATCACTAGTGATGGTGATCGTTACCATTGGGTTTTCAATCATTCTAGTGGAGGAATTAAACCACAAGGTAGAATGGTTCAAGAGATTAGAGATATTCTTAGTAGGGCAGATAAGGTAATTGCTCATAATATGAAGTTTGAAATGTTGTGGTTACAATATCTTGGTATTAAGATTAATAATCCCTACTGTACCTTTGTAATGGAATATCTTATCAATGGACAGAATAATCGTCTAGGTTATTCCCTAGAAGACTCTTGTATTAGACGAGGGCTTAAGCCTAAACTAGATGTAGTTAAGACGGAGTATTGGGACAAGGGAGTAGATACTTGTGATATACCCCTTGAGACGCTCTTAGAGTACTGCTACATGGACGTAGAGATTACCCTAGACCTGTATAAGGAGCAACAAAAAGAATCCATCATACCGTCTCTAAAGAAGCTTATGCACCTACAGAATAGTTTTGTAGAGTGCCTTATGGAGATTGAGTCAAATGGAATGGTTGTAGATATACCTCATCTTGATAAACAACAAGAATTATTTACTAAACGCTTGGAGGGAATAAATGAAAAACTTTCTTATTACATCACTGACCACGTTCCAGAACTACGCGACATACCTTATAGTCTCACTTCAAATGATCACCTGTCGGCAATCCTTTACGGCGGCATAGTAAAGTACGATTCTACCGAATGGGTTACAAGAGAATATAAAACTAAACCCCCGCGTACTTACGAACGTGCTTGTGTAAAAGAGTGTGTAGTACAGGGGTTAGGTTTTAAACCCAAGGAGTCTGATAAGACTAAGAAGGAAGGTTATTATAAGACTAATAAAGAAGTAATGGCCCAATTAAAAGGGGGGTCTAAAACCACAAAAGAGTTTCTCGCTATTGTACGAGAGCAGGCTGATGTATCTAAGGTATTAAGTACTTACCTAACAGGTATGAAGAAGCTTATTCCTAAAGGGTCTAATGTAGTACATCCCCCATTTAACCAAGCTCTTACAGTAACGGGGAGGTTAAGTAGTTTCTTTCAAACCTTACCACGAGGCTCTACCCCTGAGACGGTAGTAGTAAAACGATCTTTTATTACTAGATATGTATAAGGAGAATTAGTGATAGGTAAAACTTTTGGTAAACTTTTAGTTATACGCAAACATCTTGTTAATAAAAATAGAAAACAACAATGGGTATGTAAATGTATTTGTGGTAATTTTATTGTAACACCAACAACAAGTGCTCTACGTAATGGACAAACACAATCCTGTGGATGCTTAAACAGAGAGCGTCTCAAAGCAAGAAAAATAAAAACACATGGTCACGCAAGGGGAGGCACAACAACACCAACATACCAGTCTTGGAGAGCAATGCATCAAAGATGTGAATGTCCTAAAAATAAGGATTATAAACATTATGGTGGTAGAGGTATTAAAGTTTGCAAGGAGTGGGGTACATTTGAACAATTTCTATTAGATATGTCTTGTAGACCATCTTTAGACTTCTCTTTAGATAGAATTGATTCAAATAAAGATTATACTCCTAAAAATTGCAGATGGATTACTAAATCAGAAAATAGTAAACGTATAAGAAAAGATAAAGTATATAAAATAATTAAGAATTGCTTAAATTGTATTATTAAATTTGAGTCTTATATTAAACAAGAACAAAAATTCTGTAGTCATTCCTGTTCAACTGAGTATCGAAATAAGATATTCAGAAAGGAGGTTGGTCTCCATGTTAATTAATGGAGACCTTTGACTTAGTGCTCTTGAGTGGTGCTGTGCCGCACAATTGTCTAATGATAAGGTAATGATAGAAGAAATAGCAAATGGTATAGATGCCCATCAATTTAATGCAGAATATATATTTGGTAATGGAGATGCTGCAACTAGGCAATTAGCAAAAGTTTTTTCATTTAGAATGATTTATGGGGGGTCTGCTTATGCCTTCTTTATGGATTCTAATATGCCTTCTAAACCTTTGAGAGAGTGGGAAAGTATTAGGGAAAAATTTTATACAAAATATAAAGGATTAGAAGCGTGGCAAAATAAACTCTACACAGAAGTTTGTACTAAAGGCAATTATAGTTCCTTTACAGGTCGATGGTGGGTCTTTCATAAAGAGCCTGATTTTCATGGAGTATTAAAGTATAGTCGTCCTGCGGTATGTAATTATATCGTCCAAGGAACTGCTACAGGAGATATAGTTCCCTTTGCTATTATGATAATACGTAAACAGATTATAGATGAGGGTTTAGATGCAAAGATTATATGTCAAGTACATGATTCGTTAGTAGTTGATTCTTGTACAAAAGATACTGATAGAGTTGCTGAGATAATATGGACTACCTTTAATAAATTACCTGATTATATAAGTAAGTATTGGGATTATAACTGGTTTGTTAAAATGACAGGTGAGGTAGAGGTTGGTTATAATTATAAAGATTTGAAGAAAATGTTTGGTAAGGAGGGTAGGTTAGCATATACAAAGGAGCTTATATAATATAAGTTTTATTTACCTAAATTCAACGAACAATAAGTGAGGTAGAATAAATGGAATTTATTGGATTTCCTAAACTAACAAGACTTAATCGTGAAATGATTGTAACAGAGAAAATAGACGGTACAAATGCCCAAGTATATATAACTGAAACAAATGATAATTGTGTAGATACATTAGTTTATGAACTGGCAAGACAAGACGGTTTCTCAATGTTTGCAGGTAGTCGCACTAGATGGATTACTCCCGGTAAGAATGATAATGCTGGCTTTGCTAGTTGGGTAAAATTAAATGCTGCTGAACTCTTTAGGCTTGGTGCGGGACAACATTTTGGAGAGTGGTGGGGTAAAGGTATCCAAAGAGGCTATGGTCTTGAAGAACGGCGGTTTAGTTTATTTAATGCAGAGCGTTGGTCGGACGCGTCTGTGCGTCCCGCTTGTTGTGATGTAGTACCTACTCTATATAAAGGTATATTTAAAACTGAAACCATAAATGATATTATAGATGCATTAAATCAAGAGGGTAGTATAGTAGTACCTGGATATATGAAACCAGAGGGTGTAGTTATTTGGCATACGGCCCTTAATAGGGCGTTTAAAGTAACGTGTGAACGAGATGAATCACGTAAATCGGAGGTTAAATAATAAATGAACACACCCTTTGATATTTGGTTAAGACAAACTTATGGAGAGTTTGATAAATATGAAGAAGTTTTAAACTATAATGATTTAGAAAAGGCTTTTAATGCTGGTATGGCAGAAGGTTATGTAGATGGGGATATTGTAGGATATAGTAGGGGTTATTGTGATGGTGAACAAGGTGATTATAATCCTTGATATATTTATAGATACAGTTAAGATTTGTCTTGACTTAGGCTTCAAGCCATGTTATAATATATGTATAATTAAATTGACGTGCTACGCAAGTCTTGGTAGTGCGTAACCCCAAAGGAGTAACAAATGCCACAGTACACAATCGCTTACATGAAAACAGACAAGAAGGAGATTAAAGGTAAACAGGTTGATAACATTCAAGTTAAGCTCGTAAAGGATGGTAAGGATAAATGGGAAAATATTAATACTCATGCTAAGTGTTATTCTGCTGTAGCTGTTTGTAATGTTGGTGATGTTGTTGACGTAGCGTATGAAAAGAATACTTCTAATGGTAAAGATTATTTTAATGTAGTTGGTTTTACTCGTGTAGCAAGCGGAGCAACTATAACAGCGCCATCTGCTGTTACCTCTACAACAGCACCTAAAGCCTATGGTGCTAAGAGTGATGATACACAAAGGTCTATCTGTCGTCAGAGTTCTAATACTGCTGCAATGAATTTTGTTGTAGGACTTCTTGCTAATGGTGTATATGGTAAAAAGGCAACACCTGATGAATTGCTTGGAGAGGTAAAACGTTTCGCTAAATCCTTTGAGGCTTATGTTACCCTTAGTGATGATTATGATAGTGTAGCTTGTAGTATGGAATCCATTATACCGTCTAGTGGGGGTGATGATGAGCCAATGTTTTAAGCCCTTAACCTGTAGTGCAGTTACTTGTATTCATAATAACTTATTTAAATGTATTCTCCTTTATCTACCTGATATTGATAAAGATGGCACTTGTGACGATTATGAACAACGCTTTGTACCTACTACACAACTAGAATTTAATTATACACCTAATTAAAGGAGTTACCTTATGTTTAAAGCAAAAGCAGTTGTTACCACAGATTCTTTGATTGCTCCTATCATTACTATGCTTGATAAACTTACTACTCACTGTAAAGAACAAGCAGAAAAGGCTGTAAAGGTAGACCTTGAAATTAGTGCTCTTACCATTAAAAAAGAAGTCCTCACTAAAGATTCACTAAAAGCACAAGAGATGGTATCTAATATTAAAACACTTCTTAAATTGTAGCTCCGTAACCCAATTGGTAGAGGTAAGAGACTTAAAATCCCTACAAGTGTGAGTTCAAATCTCATCGGAGCCACCAAACAAATAAGGCCGCATTAGGAATCTTCTTAGTGCGGCTTTATCTTACCCTAGAAGGTGTTTATGTTTAAAGTAAACCCACCACATGTAAAGACCTATTGCCCCTCCTGTAAACGAGTTATGTTACCTTCTGAAATGCCTAGATATTATTTTATTAAAGAACCGGGACTCATTATATGGGGTTATCGGTGTGGAGAGTGTAATCATGTTGGCAACTTGCCCTAATTGTAATAATCTTATTTGTACTATTGAGAAGAGTGAGAGTTGTTATCTTGTAGATCAAAATAGCGTTTATACTTGTAAAGGTTGTAATAAAGATGTTCGTGTAGCTTGTTCTGTAACATTAGAAGAAGATAGAGAAATACATGAATTTGAGGATTACCCTGATGATCTTATAAGGTGTGAGCAAGATTGTAATAATTGTGTACTAGAAGAAACTTGTGATTTAGCTTATTTTGATGAGGCTAGAGAACAAGCTGAATTAGATATGCCCGGAGGTTTTAATTAATGTTAAAATATATGACAATAGACTGCCTGACAACGGAGCAGTACACGAATAAGTTTTTAACTGATCCGTGTCCATGGTGTCGCTGTAGTGGAAAAGTAATAGCTCGTGTAAGTTGGATGGATAAAACTACTTGTTATAATTGCAAGGGTGTTGGTTATCTCCCTAATGAGGAAGGAGAAGAAATTATTAAAATGGTTAAACTACACCTAAGTGGAGGTAAACTTATATGATAATAGATAGACGTAATAAATATAGAGTAGTACAAACTAATGGTTCTATTGTTAAAGATTTGGGGAGATTACCTTAACTTATAAACTTTAATTTTAAGGAGTGTTTTAAAACATGATTTATACAAATAATTATAACCTCCCTGATGCAATTCTTAAAGTAATAATTAAAGATAATTATAAACGTGGTAAAGATGGTTATTCCGTAACAGAACTTATTAATTCCCCTCGTATAGTTCACCTTCAAAGACGTTATGATGCTGAGTTAGTTGAAGATGCGATGGATTCTATTTGGTCGGTATTTGGTTCAGCAGTCCATCACCTTATGGAAACACATGCATCCGATGGTGATTTTGCCGAACAACGATATTATATCACTCACAGAGAACGTACTATTGGTGGTATGATTGATGCTTATAATCACGGTACAATTACAGATTATAAGGTAACATCAGCATATAGTATTGTTTATAAGAGTAAAATAAAGGGTTGGACTGAGCAGCTTAACCTTTATGGTTATATTCTTCGTCAGAATGGAATAGAGGTTAATCGCTTACATATTGCAGCCTTTCTACGGGATTGGGATAGAAACAAGGCGAGGGCACAAGCTGATTACCCTAAGACACCTTTTATTGTAGTACCTATTGAACTTTGGTCTGACGAGCAATGTTTAGAGTTTATTGACGAGCGGGTTATGATGCTTATAGCTTGTGAAACATTAAGCGATGAAGACCTTATTGAGTGTACTAAAGAAGAAATGTGGGTACGTGATTCTACGTGGGCAGTAATGAAAGAAGGGCGAAAGAGTGCGGTACGACTTTTTTCTGAAGAAGATGATGCAGTATGTTTCATGGATCAAGCACAAGATGATAAACAATACTTAGTAGAACGTAAAGGGCAACCTACTCGTTGTATTGATTACTGCTCTTGTAATAGTAAGTGTAGTATATATCAAGATTATCTTAAGGAGGTAAATATTAATGGTTAGCCCATGGGAAGAACAGATCGGTGGTAATCACTATAAATCCAAGAAGATACAACCTGCTTATTTCTCTTATGTGAATGGTCTTGGTTTTATTGAGGGTAATATAATTAAATACGTCTGTAGAGAAAAAGGTAAACGCATTGAGGATTTAAAGAAGGCAAAGCATTATCTTGATCTACTTATTTATGAAGAAACACAAAAGACTCCTCTGAAAAGTAATCTTGAAGATTATCTTCCACAGGATAAATCAAAACTTGTAGATGGGTAACAATCCAAGAGAATAGACCACATACCTATAGAGGGAGGGTAATGAGATGAGTAAGAAAATGGAAAGTGGGCATCGTATGATCTGGATTAAAGGAAGGGGTTATGTGTATGAACACAGATATAAGATGGAAAAGAAACTTGGTAGACGACTTAGAAGTGATGAAATTGTCCACCACAAAGATGGTAATCCTGCTAGTAATAGTGGTGGAAATCTTGAGGTAACAACAAAAGCAGGCCACAATAAAATCGACCCTACCCATCACAAAGGTGGTAGAACGAAAGGCTCTTAATGACGTTACTTAATGCTTATAGAGAATCTATTTTTAAACTTCTTGTTGCCGCTTCTTCGGAGGAGGAAGCGGTTTTCATCCTACGGGAAACTACTAATTACTTTGGTGAGAAAGTAGGTATTCAAGTAAAGCAAATAAAAGGTCTTCAATATAAAGGTGAGGCAAGGATACTTTAAATATGGAAGAGTCTACAAATGAAATGGAAATCCTACGGCTCTTAGTTAAGAACCGTGGTTACTATGATAAGTACTTTAGTATAGTTCAAAAATATATTACATCAAGAGATTTAAAAACATTGTATGAGGCTATAGATGCTTATTATCAAGAATCACCAAACCACACTTATATTAGCGAGGATGATTTAAAACTATACTTCTCTACTAATTACCCACAATTAAGAGGTACTGCGGCCTTTGATATTTATATTGATTCTATTTATAGTATGTGTCTCTCTTCTGATACGATTAAGAATTACGTTCATAAACTTATAGAAAATGATACTTATCGTGCTATATCTAATATTACTCAAGATGCTCTCTTAACACGTAGTTATGGTAAGTTGGGTGAAATAGAGGCAAAACTTTTAACCTACCAAGAAGTTATTAGTAGAGAGGATAAAGAGAGTCCATTCTTAGATATTGATATGCGAGAACTTCTCACTGAGGAAAGCGAGGGTAAAGGTTTTAAGTGGCGGCTACAATGCCTTAACGATGATGTTGGTCCTCTTGGTGGTAGTACCCTTACACACATCTTTGCTCGACCAGAATGTTTTACCCCTGATACAGAAGTCTTAACCCCTAATGGTTGGCGATATGTAAATCAAATAACTTATAAAGATAAAATTGCTTGTGTAGATAAAAATCGTGGTATTCATTTTGAGAAACCTTCCCATATAGAGGCTCACGAAGAAATTGAAATGTATAATATTCATGATACTTTAGGTAGAGTTAATCTTTGTGTATCAGGTGGGCATCAAATGGTTTATGAATTTGATGGTAATGGTCTTCAAAAGAAAGCTGCTAGAGATATTAAATACTTTCAAGGAGTTAAGCATCACATAGCAGGTTATGGTAAAGGTAGTAAAGTTTTTACAGCCTTTGATGCTTTACAAATTGCTTATCAAGCAGATGGTCATACACGAAATTATAAGGAGTATGGTTACACCTTTAGTTTTAAGAAACAATGTAAGATAGATCGTCTTAAAGGTATTCTTGCTGAATTACAATATGAGTACACAACTTATAAAGATGGTAATAGGGATAATATAGGTTTTTATGTAAAGACTAAAAAACCCCTTAGTAAAGATTTTAACTGGTTAGATTTAGAAGAGGTATCTACTGCATACGCCCAAGATTTTATAGAGGAGTTATCCTATTGGGATGCTACACGAAGAACAAGTAAACGCTATAAATATGATACAACAAATGGTGCTGTAGCAGATATAGTTAGTGCCGTTGCTTCTCTTGCTGGTTATAATTGTTTTATTAGTATTAAGCAAGATAATAGGAAAGAAAGTTATAATGATGTATATTCCTTAAGTATTAGGACTAATTATCAACCTGTAGATGGACAATGTATTATTAAGGAGAAATCATCTTATTCTGGTATGGTTTATTGTTTTTCTGTAAGTACTGGTATGCTTCTTGTACGTAGGGGGTTGGCTACTGCTGTGGTGGGAAATACGGGAAAAACAACCTTCCTAGCCTCTGAACTTACCTTCTTTGCAGAACAACTAGAAGAGGGTGAATATGGTATCTGGATTAATAATGAAGAGGCAGGAAAGAAAGTAAAGTTTAGGACAATGCAAGCGGCTCTTAAGGCCACAAAGGAAGAAATACTTGCTAAGATAGATTCTGCCTTATCGGTATTCCTCCCCAAGTGGGGAACAAAGATTAAGATTGTAGACTCCGCAACAATTACATTTGAGCAGATACAACAAATATGCCGTGACTATAAACCTAAGTTTCTAGTAGTAGATCAAGGAGATAAAGTAACATTTAAAGGTGCTTCTGATTATTCTACAACAGAACGGCTTAAAGTTCTCTACGTAAAGTTTAGGGAACTCGCAAAAGAATTAGATATACCTATTATTACTGTTGGTCAAGCTAGTGGCGAAGCAGAGGGTAAGAAATGGCTTACTATGGATTGGATGGATTTCTCAAAATGTCTTGCTATTGGTACTAAGGTTCGTATGTATGATGGTTCTTTAAAGTGTATAGAAAATATTAAAATAGGTGATCAAGTAATGGGTGTAGATAGTACCCCTAGAAATGTAATCTCTACAGATAAAGGTATATCTAAGATGTGGAAAGTATCTATGGTTAAAACAGGAGATAGTTTTATATGTAATGATAATCATATATTATCTACTAAAATGTCTGGTAACTATTCTACCTTTATAAAAAATAAACAAGTGATTAATAAATCTCTGCATGATTGGTTAGCATTATCTCCCACAGTTAGATATAGACATAAAGGATATTATACAGATAGTATTCAGTATAATAATGATTGGTTATCTATACTAGACCCATATTTTATAGGTATGTGGCTAGGTGATGGTTCCTCAAGAAGTTCTTCTATCACAACAGCAGATAAAGAAATAGAGGAATATGTACAGAAAGTAGCTTCTAAATTTGGTATGAAGATTACAGAAGATTATTCCCCTACATACAAAACTCTGCACATTTCTTGTGGTAAAGTAAATGGTAATAATCCAGTTTTAAAGGAATTGCAGAAACTTAATCTTATTAATAATAAACATATACCTAAATGGGTACTTACAACCTCAATTTGGGACAGACAGAAATTTTTAGCGGGTCTTATAGATACAGATGGTTGTCTTTTAAGTACTAAAACACATCAGTACTTTGAAGTTGCAACTAAGTATATTAATATATGCTTAGATTTAATTGAGTTATGCAGGTCGCTTGGTTTGTATGCTAGCTATGCAATAAAATATATTAAAGAGGTACCATACTATTACGTATATATATCAGGTGACATAAGTAAAATACCTACAAAGATTACTAGAAAGCAAACAACTTTTTGTGCAAAGACGCAGGTAACAACGTCTCCAATGGAAATTGAAAGTGTAGGTATGGGTGAGTATGCTGGTTTTACCTTAGATGGTGATGGTTTATATATGCTAGAAAATTACATTGTAACCCATAATACAGGTAAACCGGGAGAAATGGATTTAATTATTGGTATAGGTTGTAATAGTGCTGATGGTGAGGAAAATATAAGATATATTCGTCTTGCCAAGAATAAGATTAGTGGTAAGCATGGTAAGCATGCAGTATTAATAAACCCGGAGAGGGCGCGGTATTCAGACATGGGCTAAAGCCCAAATTCAAGCAAGGCGTAGAATCAGGGGTGATTATGTGGTTAACACTTAGTTTAAAGAAGGATGCAACAGTTATTATTTTAGGTAAAGAAGTTAAAATACCATTCTCTAGTATGGCAGATGGTTGTGTAGGTGTTTTACTCGCCTTTAACACTAAGGAAGAAGCTGTTGAATATGTAAGTGAGGGTGGTTCTATTATTGAAATCGCGGAGAGTTAGATGTGGGTAACTTATCAAGGACCATCCGACTTTGTTGTAAAGTATGAGTATGAACCACATAATTTTGTTAAGCTTTATAAAGGGATACCACAGCTAGTTTGTAAACATTGTGGTTTAGTAACTTTGCGAAATGATTTTACTAGGTGGTGTATAAGTAAGGGTTGTCTAAATGAATACCATTCTGGATACAAAGCTGCTATGCGAGGGAGGTATATATGAGAACTATAATTGCTGGTGGTCGAGAAGTTACTGAATATGCTCATATTATAAGGGCTACACAAAGATGTGGTTGGACTCCTGCGGTTGTCATTAGTGGTCATGCTAGGGGTGTAGATAAACTTGGTGAATTATGGGCAGAGCGAAATAAAATTCCTTGTGAGATATTTCCTGCTAATTGGGATTTATATGGTAATAAAGCTGGTCCTATAAGAAATAATCAAATGGCGGAAGTAGCGGACGCTCTTATAGCAATATGGGATGGTAAAAGTAGAGGTACTAAACATATGATTGATACAGCAACTAAGAAAGGATTAAAAGTTTATGTCCATCTTCTTAATAAGTGACCAACACTTCTACCACAGTAATATACTTATGTGGAGAGATGATAAGGCAAGACGAGTATTTCCAACAGTTAATAAAATGAATGAGTATATAATTAAGCACCATAATGAAGTTGTAGGAAAGGGTGATCTTACATACCACTTAGGAGATTTTACTTTCTCCAAGAATTATAGAGACATTCAGCATATCCTTGAGAAACTTAATGGGCGACATATTCTTATCCTCGGTAATCACGACCTCTTTAGACCCTTTGAATATACTGAGATGGGTTTTGAGTCGGTACACACTTCTTTAGAAATAGAAGGTGGTTTTACCCTTATACATGATCCCGCCGTAGCAGGCGTTTTAAAGGACACGGATTTTATACATGGACATACACATGGGTTAGGACTTAGACTCGCTCCTAATGCCTATAGCGTAAGCGTAGAGATGCATGATTACTATCCTGTAGACCTAGAGGAGATTGTAAAACAATGGCTCGTATAAAACGTAAGATTAATTTTTATAGAAGTGGTTTTGAAGAGAAGGTACAAAAGGCTTTAAAGGAGGCTAAGATTCCTTATGAGTATGAGACAGAGGTTATCCATTATACCGTACCAGCCTCTAAGCATAAGTATACACCAGACTTTATCTTTACGAGAGCAGATGGGACAAAGCTTTATGTTGAGGCAAAGGGACGCTTCGATCCCGATGATCGCAAAAAGATGTTACTTATCAAAGAACAGCATCCCGATATTGATATTAGATTGTTATTCATGAGGGACCAACCTATTCGTAAAGGAAGTAAGACTTTTTATTCTATGTGGTGTATAAAAAATAATATTGACTATGCTTGTGGGATTGATATGCCAAAAGAGTGGTTGGAGGTAATTAAATGACACCAAAAGTAGCACAAACAAAAATATGTCCACACATGACTTATATTGGAAATGAACAAAGTTGTTACTCTTCTAATTTTGCTGTTTATTATAATTCTAATTGTCAGGCTGATAGTTGTATGGCATGGCAATGGGTTAATAAAGAGTGTATAGATGGGTTTTGTGGTTTATCAACTATTAATTATGAGGTTATTAATGACTAAATTTCTCTATTGGGGTGATGAGGATATGGAAGTACCAACCTTTGAGAAGATTATTAAACAACCAAAGCTAAAGGGAGAATACATTCGTGAACAAGATCAAGAAAGACGGGAAAGAAGTTACTACAAAAGAGAAAAGGACGAAGAGTAAGAAGGTTTTTCAAACTTCGGAGAAGCAGCTTAATTGGGATGCGAAGGGTATGTGGCCCTTCCCCGATTTCGTCGAAACGAAATCCTCACCTAAAAGAAAGGTTACTAAATGAGTGTTCATTGTGTAATTCCTGACGTACAAGCAAAAGAAGGTGTTTCCCTAGATCATCTTACATGGGCAGCTCGTTACATAGCAGAGAAGAGGCCTGATACAATTATTTGTTTAGGTGATTTTGCTGATATGCCTTCCCTTAGTTCCTATGATGTAGGAAAGAAAAGCTTTGAAGGTAGGCGGTATACAAAGGATATAGAAGTAGCTCAAGAAGCTATGTGTACCTTCCTAGAACCTATTAGACAAGAGCAACAACGCCTTATACGTAATAAAGAGAAAAGATGGAATCCTCGTATGGTGCTCACATTAGGCAACCACGAGAATAGGATTAATCGAGCAATAGAGAGTGACCCTAAGATTGAGGGACTCATTAGTGTAAAGGACTTGACTTATGAAGAGTATGGGTGGGAAGTTTACCCCTATCTTGAAGTGGTTACGATTGATGGAATTGCATATAGTCACTATTTTGTTTCTGGTGTACTTGGTCGTCCGGTTTCTAGCGCACGTATGCTTCTCACTAAGCACCATATGTCTTGCGTGGCTGGACACCAACAAGGACGAGACATAAGCTATGGTCAACGGGCAGATGGTACTCGTATGACAGGGATTATCAGTGGTAGTTTCTATCAACATGACGAGGATTATATGACTGCACAAAATAATAAATGTTGGAAGGGTATATGGTTTTTACATGATGTAATTGATGGAAGTACAGATGAAATGCCTCTTTCCCTTGATTATCTACGGAGGAAGTATGCGGCTTAACTGGAAAGAGTATGTAGATAGATTTAGGGAATTAATTATGAATGGTTGGATTATAGTAAGAGATGGTAAAACAAGTATATATTGGTTTATTAATCCAAATTCTATCTCACCAAGGAAGTATTATTTTAGAGAAGCTTACGCTTTGAGGTTGTTAGAAACAACGGAGGCATATTATGTCCACACAAACGGAAAGTAAGTCAGCAGGTCTAGGTTTTTGCTCACTCCTCACACTAATCTTTATAACCCTTAAACTAACTAATTATATTACTTGGTCTTGGTGTTGGGTATTAGCACCCCTTTGGATACCACTAGCCGTAGTTATTAGTTTAGCAATTATTGTAGCAATATGGGTGGGAATACATGATTGATCAAATAACAATACCTCTCAGAGAGTATCAAGCCCTTAGACAAGATAGATATAAACTATGGGCTTTAGAAGGTGCTGGTGTAGATAATTGGGAAGGTTTTGATGATGCAATGGAGGCTATTGAGAGCGATGAAAATTAAATTGGAGATTATAATTTAATGCAAATTAAAATTAAGAAACTACACGATGATGTTAAGCTACCTACCTATGCAACGGATGGTAGTGCAGGTATGGATGTATATGCTTATACCTTTGGCTGGATGCCTACTAATGAAACAAGGGTATTCCCTCTTGGGTTTAGTGTAGAGATTCCTTATGGTTATGAGTTACAAGTACGAAGTAGAAGTGGTCTTAGTATAAAGGGTGTTACCGTAGCAAATAGTCCTGGCACCATTGATTCAGACTTTAGGGGTGAAGTGGGGGTTATCCTCCATAGTAAGTATGGCCATTTTGTAGAAGATGGTGATCGCATAGCTCAGATGGTACTTTGTCCCGTAGAGCGATGTGAGTGGGAAGAGGTAAAAGAGTTAGATGATACAGAGCGTGGGGAGGGGGGATATGGTAGTACTGGTCAGTAATACCACCAAAGGAGGGAAGCGGGATGGAAGCAGCGGAGTTTAAAAAATTTCTTGAAGAAGATGGTAAAGGTCTTAGGGAATGTGTTACTTTACTTTGTTGTAATTCCTTTGATCATAACTCAACTAAATCAGAAATTGTTATAGAAGGTGTTACTGAAGGTGGTGTGGAAAAGGGAGATTGGAAAATAACAATTGAGAGGATTAATATTTGAACAACTTTAAATTTAAAACACCTTTTGCGGAAGCAATCTTTAGATCAAAGTACGCCCAAGGAATAAGTGATACATGGCCTAACCTATGTAGACGCTTGGTAAATGATGTATGTGGTGATCGAAGTTTAAGTGCTAAACCTACAACAACAATGCTTATGTCTATAAGTGATCAAGAACAACTTATTAAATATATGGTAGAAATGAAGTTTATTCCCGGTGGTCGTTACCTTTATTATGCAGGTAGACCTGTTAGCTTTTACAATAATTGTTTTATCTTAAAGGGAATGGAGGATACGCGTGAAGAGTGGGCAAGACTCGCAGGAGATGCTACTTCGTGTCTCATGTCCGGTGGCGGCATCGGTGTGGATTACTCTATCTTTAGACCACAAGGAAGAAGTTTGGGAAAAACTGGAGGTATCTCTTCTGGTCCAATACCCCTCATGCACATCACTAACGAGATTGGTAGGAATGTTATGCAAGGAGGATCAAGACGATCAGCTATATATGGTTCACTTAACTGGCAGCATGAGGACACACCTCAATTCTTAACAACAAAGGATTGGTCAGAGGAAATCAAACTAGCTAAGAGTAAAGATTTTAACTTCCCTGCCCCACTAGATATGACTAATATCTCAATCAATTGGAGTACATCATTCCTTGAACGATGTTACGCTAACGCGAAAACCAAAGAGGGTTTTATAAAAGGTTGTGTTCCTGATCTTTGGTATGACTCAGTAAAGAAAATGTGCCAAACCGGTGAGCCGGGACATAGTTATAACTTTTGGGAGAATGAAAATGACACTGGTAGAAATGCGTGTTGCGAGGTCACTTCTGAATATGACTCCGATGTATGCAATCTTGGCTCTATTAACCTTGGAAACATATCTAGTATCGACGAGCTCAAAGATGTGGTTAGTCTTGCTTCTAAGTTCTTGGTGTGTGGTACTCTCAGGGCTGATCTTCCTTATCAGCGTGTATATGAGACAAGAGAGAAGGCACGTAAAATAGGTCTTGGTCTTATGGGTGTACATGAGTGGCTTATTCAACGAGGTTATAAATATGAGGTAAATGATGAACTTAAATCTTGGTTGGGAGTTTGGAAGGATGAAACAAAGCGAGGAGCAGACGAACATACAGAACGACTCTTTATCTCCCCCTGTGTTAAATACAATGCACTAGCACCTGCCGGGACAATAGGAATTTTAGCAGCTACTTCAACGGGAATTGAACCCCTCTTTGCAGTTGCTTATAAAAGACGCTATCTTGAAGGTGGCACACGATGGAAATATCAATATGTTATTGACTCGACGGCTCAACGGCTTATTAACGATTTTGGAATACACCCCGACTCTATCGAAACAAGTAACTCCCTTGCTCCCAATCCCGAACAAAGGATAAAATTTCAATATGAAATACAAAAGTATGTTGATATGGCTATTAGCTCTACTATTAATTTGCCTAGTTGGGATACTGAGTTTAATAATATTGATACCTCTAGGAAACTTGCAGATACTTTACTTACTTATTGTCATGGACTTAGGGGTATTACTGTATACCCTAATGGTTCTCGTGGTGGTCAACCACTTACAGAAGTTCCCTATGAAGAGGCAATAAAACATCATGGTATAGAATATGCAGAAGAGAGTACATGTTCAGGTGGGGTGTGTAGTATATGATTCTCGGAAATTTCTTAAGAGATAATTCTTTTATGTCACCTACAGAAAAGGAGATTAATATGGCAGGAGTAGAAAGACCTAGATGCCTTATTTGTAAACAATATTATAAGTATGATTGGAAAAATGAAAAAATGTATCCTAATTGTGAGTGTGATGTTGTTAAGCGAGACAAAGAATAAGCCCTACCCAATTCAACGAGCAAAGTGAGGAAGAATCATGATAGCGATAATTAATAAAACTGAAGAGCTTAGTTTAGGTATGGGTAGATATGGCGAAGGTAGACAAATATACTCTCTCCAAATTAATAATAAAAGATTGTGTACCTTTGAACATATCTTTGAAGATGGTTTAGCTACCTGCCTCTACGAGGCGGCTAAAGCGGCTAAGAAGTGGGAGAAAGAAGAGGCTAAAAAGAAGGATAAACTACTTGAGTATACTTTAAATATGCTTAAGAAAGAAGAGATGAGTAAAAGGGAGGCAAAACATGTGTAGCGCCTGTGAAGAAGCAACACCCAAACAACATCTTCTTATATCTTTAAATAAGTTTAAGAGGGATTTTAAGAAGTACTTTTCTAACCAAGATGAAGCTATAGGGTATTATGATAATGGTACTAAAATACTAAAACACTTAACTAGCTTAATTCAAAATTGTCCTGAGATAAATATTCCTAATCCTCCTGCACTAGAAAGGAAGCAAATTGAGCATATCATATGCAGAACCGAAATCCAAGGAAGAGTTACAGAATCTACAGAATTTTGCGGAGAGTGTTGTAACCAAGTATCAGGAACTCCTTCAACTTCAACATTGGAAGATTAATGTACAGGTAATATCAGCAGCTAAATATGCTAAGAAGCATGGGGTATTATTTGAGGGTAGTACCAATGGTTGTACAGACATTTATCAAACAACACGAAAAGCTAATATGTATATTAAAGATAATTTAACATCACTAAAGTTTATAACTTGTATTATTCATGAGATGGTACATATACCAGTAAATAATATGTATGTTAGTGGTCTTACTTTTATTGAGAAGATAGAAGATAACGAGTTGAGAGAATCTCTACTAAAGCGCTGGCCTTGGGAATTAGAGGAGAGTGTCAGTAAAATTACGGATGGATTTTTAAAACTAGAAGAAAGTCTTGACTTATAGATAAAAATATGGTATAATTAAACCATAGAAAGAAAAGAAGAGAAAAAAGAAAGCTATTAGGGAATAATTGTATTAACTATGTTATTTAAAGACTTAAGCCCCTCTCCAACAAGGAGTAGGGGCTTTTGTTTTGTTAAAATTTTAAGGTTGTTTTATTAACAACCTATTTAAGGAACCACTGACAATCTTTATAAGCGGAGCATTTAAGAGCTCCCTTATATCTAACAGGACAACCTATACACTTTACCATCGGTAACTTACATCTACCATTACTTTAGCTGCCGCATCCTCTACTATATTATTTACTAAAGTACCAGTAACCTCACCATATCCAGAAGTATAAAAATTATTAACTCGTAATAAATCCTGCCTTACAAAACCAGTCACCGCAAAACCTCCCTTAGAAGATAAACCAACTCTACCTCCCACCTCTGTTTTACCCCCAAAACCAAATAACTTCTGTGGTTTCTCAACAAGGTGCAAATCCGTTATACCGTTACTATTATTCAAAACAGCAGTTGCAATATAGCCACCCTCCGAAGGAGGTATCTCTTTAATTGCTAATATATCCTTTGTATTATCTTCAACAATTCCTGCTTGTACCTTTACCTCTTCTGCTACCCTTTTCTTATCATAAACTCTAACTTTAGGTCTTGAGACAACTATAGTAGGTACATCCTGTACCACAGAAGGGGTATTAGCCACTAATACCTCACCAGAGGGCGTAGAAGCCTTGCCAAAGAGTTTATACACAAAAAGCATACTAGCTATAGCACAGATAACAATAAAGGCTTTAAAACCCCATCGTTTTATCTTTATTTTATTCTCTTCAAGGAATTTTATCATTCTTTAGGTTCCGATCCCTCTTTAAGTTTAAGGAGAACACCAACTCCCCCACAAAGTGCTCCAAAACCAACCCCAAACTCCTGCATATTAAATATACCAGTTTGATAACAAGCAGAAATAGCATTATAATAAAAAACAAGTAACCCTGAAAGGAGTGATACCCTTCCTAGATCATATGTTCTATTATCAAGACCAGTTAAAAGATGTATAAAGAATTTTTGCATACTTAAGTAAACACTCGTGTAATTAATTCCTGAAATTGAAATAGCTTGCCCGGACAAGACTTAGGTGCATATTTATTATGTGGTTGTATTTGTTCCTTAGTAAACTTGTATTGACCTACCAATGCTCGTACTAATTCTACAAGAGATTCAAACTTATCCGAGGGACACTTCTCTTGATCAAAATTACCTACAACACAAATACCCAACCAAGTGTTCTTGCCTACACAATGACCACCTTGCATATTCATAGGGCGACCCTCTATAATCATTACTTTGTCACCCACATACTCAAGGCCGAGATGATATCCAATATTATCCCAACCTTTCTCCTCCATATGGTATTTCTTAATAGAGGCCCAAGATTCAGTTTTACCGTCCTTAGTTAAGGAGTGGTGAATAATAATACCTTTAGGTGGTCCTAACATTTTAGTCATTATTTAGTGTTCCTTATAGTATGTTCAAGTAAATTAACCCGCTCTTCTAATTTTTTAAAAGAGTCTTTAATTTCATTATCATTATCAGAAAGATACTTAAGTTGTGTTGGTATAATATAAACTTGTTTTTGTATTTCATTTAAGGATAGTGTTGTATAACTACCTACACTTAATGTAATAGCAATCATAATACCCAATAACCAAATAATAAGTTGTTGTTTACCTTCAACACCACTATGGGCTGGACACACATCACAAGATTCTTTAAGTTCACTCATAGTAGTACTTACCTCTAACCCTCTAAGATTTCAAATACACGACCAATAACAAGTGGGGTATAACTTGAATTATTCAAAATAGACTTTAAGAAACTAGCATCTTCCACAGTCATTTCAACTTCCGCAGGGGAGGTGTTTATAGCAGTTGCAAGTTTAAAGCATTTTAGTTTATCTTCTTTACCTTCACCACTCAGTAAAGCATTTACACACAAGTCAGCAAGAAAAATAAGCTCATCACCTTGTTTAACTTCGTTACCCTTTAAATCAGTTAGTATTACATATAAATTTACTTTCATTTCTATCTCCTTTGGACAGTCCTTATAGTTATTGCCACAGCAGGGAGTAAGGTTCTCCTTTTCGGTTATAAGCCTAGCTATGGCAAGAGTGGCTAAACTTCATAAGTTCCTGACAACAGTATTGTACCAGCAGTATCTAAAGCAACACTTGTCGAGGCTCCACCACCTGTTGCATAACTATAAATAGGTATATTTGTGCTACCATCACCCATAGCAGTTTGTACAACATGTCCTGCTGTTAAGGCAATATTTGATACATACAAGGAGAAAGTGGCATAACCAGTTGTAGTTTTACTTACAAATGGCAAACCTGATATTTGCATATTACCTGTGCCTGTGTGCGCAGACCATATAAGGTAAATAGTAATAGATACTCTGTTACCTACTTTTGTGTATGTACCTATTTGGGTTGTGTATGTCCCCACACCAGCCGAAGTTATACCTGCTATAGTTGGTGTGAAAGTTCCCTCTTCATAGTCATCCAAAGTATTAGGGTTGGAGCTTGCTACTTGGGTTGCAGGAAAGGCAATACCTTTAGATGCTGTTATAATTTCTGTGGCACTTACATCACCTGTTACAGCGAGACCAGTTGAGCTAATCACAGCTCGTTCTGTTGGTATTGCTGATGAACCTGTACCAGTATAAAAATGTATGGTTCCTACGCCGGTATTACAGTTTATGTTAATAGAAGAAGCTGCGTATGCATTAGAACCATAAAAGGAGTTAAGCAACAATCCAGTTGTTGACCTAGTTGCTGCAACGGAGCCTGTTAGTGCATTTATAGTAAGTACATTTCTATAACCACCTGCACCAAGTGCAATATTCTTGTTTGCTGTTGCCGCTGTAAATTCATCTCCGACATTTACGTAAGCATCAGCCGCCCCTTTGATAACTTCAAATCTGGCATTATAAATAGGTGTAGCAGAACCTACACGCCCATCCCCTGTTGTAACTACAGAAGTCGCACTTAATGCACCAACAGCAAACGCCTGTGAACTACCGGGGCCGCCAACAGGACATAAATCAGCATCGCTTACAGCACTATTAAGTTGCGCAAGTGTTGTAACAAGTGTATTGCTGGTAAGGTTTATAGTCTTATTTGTAAGTGTAACAGCAGCAGCATTATAAAGTGTTCCAATACTAGTAGCTGTCTCAACAGGGTGAAAAGCTGCAACCTGTGTTGGTGTAACAAAAACCCTTGAAGCTGTTTCAGTAATCAAGTCAGCAGTATAGTCACCACCTTCTGCCGCAACAACACCACTTCTCCCAAATACTGTATCAACAGCACCAGATGTAATATAAATATATACTGAGCCTGACCACCGATAAGTCTTGTTAGTGTCAAGAGCTACATAAATTTTACCGCTTATGCCACTTGCAGGGAAAGCAGCAAGATTTGCAAACTCAAGAACATCATCAACATAGCTAGGAAGGTAATCACTAGAAATTTTTGTGTCAGCATCAAGTGGGACAACACCAAGAGCTACACCCTTTTCGGAAACTTTAACTTGAGCATCATTGGTGACGTTGCCAAGATTAACATCAGTACTAGTAAGGGTTACATTTCCTGTTCTAGTATTAAGAGATAGTACACCCCCACCAGCAGCAGTTAAAGCGTCTACTGCTGATTGGGCAGCATTAGCTGCATATTGTTTGGCACTATAACCTTGTCCAGTTACAACCTCTGTAGTAAGTTGTGTAGCCCAATTTTGAGCTAGGGTTGCAGAGCTAGAAGCATTAGTTTCCGAAGTAGCAGCGTTATCTTCTGAAGTACCTGCATTAGTTTCTGAGGTAGAGGCATTGTTTTCTGAAGTAAGTGCTGCACCAGCAGAAGCACTTGCATCATCAGCGAACCCACTTGCAGCAATAGCAGAAGTAGAAGCATTATTAGCAAAACCACTTGCATCCTCTACATAACCACTAGCCTCACTAGCAGATGCAGATGCAGCGGCAGCAGAGGTAGTAGCAAGAGTATATTGAGTTATTAATTCTACTTCAGGATTAGCATTAAGATAATCAGCAATATCAAGAGTATCATTATAAGTTATAGTTAACTCTTGAGCAAATACATTTTTACCTAGGGAATCTTTTGCTACCAATCTAATTATAGCACCCTTTAGAAGGGTAATTGTAAATGCCCCTGTAGTTGCATTAATAGTAGCACTAACAGGTAAAGAGGATATTAAATTACCCTCTACTGATTGTGGGTAATATGCAGGGGTAGCAGTAATAGTACCTGCTCCTGTAGTTAGATTTAGGCTTTTTACGTAACCTGATAATATTTGAGTTGTAGCCATTTAGCTATCCCCTTTTGTTTAACTTAATTAATTATACTATATTAGTTGCTTAATTGGTTTTCAAAAGCAATTCTTCCGCTATTTTCTTTTGGTTGTTTTACTTTGCCTATTGGTTTTATGAAACCAATCAATTTATTCTTAATGATAAGCTGATTAAACTTGTTGATTTTCGATGGATCATTGTCTTCTAAATAAGACCTTCTTGCATTTGCAGCAATAGACTTATATTGAGTCTCAAGCTTACGCATAGAGTTACGCTTCTCAGATATAGTACCCATATTTGCTGATTTAGCTGTAGTAATAAACGTAGTAAGTGCATCACCAAAACTAAGTTCAAGAGGTTGTCCTTTATACATTTGTTTAGAACCAGAGCTAGTTTTCATACCATTATTATATTGATTAATGACCCTTGCGCGAGAGGCAACTACCTCTGGCATAAGGTTTTCCCAAATAGCTTTAGAGTATTGGCCCTCACCAATATACTTAACTACATTAGAGGCTCGTGAAGCCATACCACCAGCCGCGCCAGTTGCGGATTCCATTGCATTCTTATCACCTAACCAACCACCAATATAAGGTGTATTAAATGATATGTTGTTAGCAACATCTACACCAAATGTAGGGGGTAAACCCCTCATAGTGGTGTTAGCCAACCACTCATTACCACCCATTGCTTTAACAGATTCTCGTATGGAGATGTTAAGGTCTTTTTTAAATACCATAGAGAATATTTTACTAAAGAAATCTTTAAGTGGTACTGCATTTACACCACCTAACATCATTGCTGCACCAACCATAGTAAGAACAGTTTTACCACCATTCTCAGTACCACCTAATAATCTAAATACAGAGTTAAGATAATGTATAGGATAAGTAGAGAGTGTCATAATAGTACGTCCTGCTGGTCCCAATTTCTTAATACTTAAAGGCATATTAAAACTATTCATCATGAAGTTTGTATTATAAACAAATTCTACTGCTTTCTCAGCAGCCTCATGGTTAAAAGTATTTTCTCCTTTAGAGAAGAGTCTATAAGCAGCAAGAAATGCCCCTGTGCGGTTTACCTGTTCTGTAAGGCGCATATAAACCATTGCCTCATTCATAATTGCATTAACAGCCTCACCAGCCTTACCATGTCTAGCTACAGCCATACCCTCTTTGTAACTATCCATAATAGAACTTGTGTGAGATAGGTTCTGTGTAGCAATATTATATTTATTAAATTCCTCTATTGCTCTATTATCAACATCAGACATACTATCAATATTAATTCTACCCTTACCTTCTGGTGCTACTTTATCAAGTGCCTTTAAAATCAAACCTAACATCTTGGATTTATCTTTATGTAGTACGTTGGTAATTAAATCTCGTACTGAATCAATCATAGCAGAGTGCATCATCTTAGTTGCAAGAAATAGATTCTTAACATAAGACTTACCATTCATACTAGTTAATTCTTTAGCCAAGTTAGGTACACCAATAACAAAGTTCTGTGTAGTATTAATAATAGCAGGGAGCATCCTAAAACCCATAAAGTAGAATACTGTGGCATTACGTACCTGTGTAGCTGTACCTTCAAAAGAAGTGGCAGGAGATAAATCATCCTTGAGATGTTTTACAAACTTAGGAAGTGTATCTCGTACTATAGGAACAGTTTTCTCCAATAACCGAGCTTGGTGGAGATTCTCTCGTTGTGCCAAACCGTACTCTAATTGAGAAAAGGAGTTAGCCATACGGTTAGCAGCAGTAATATAATTCTGTAAGTAGTTCTCAGTTTCATAACCTTCTACAAGATGGTCTTTACGTCTAATAAGGTGTTGACCACCACTATGACCTTCAGTAAGAGTAGACACACCAAATTGAGGGTTATCCCAATCTTCGGACATACCATTCTTTAAGAAGTGTTCAAGGTTCTCAAAACCTTTAATCTGGTCCATAGAGGTAAAGAGATTCTTCATTTCTACCTCAGTGGCAACTGCATTCTTATCATAACCCACACCATCAAAACCCTTTATATATTCTTGTGCCTCTCGCAATGTTTTAAAATACTTAAAAGCAACAAGAGGGTTATTCTTTTTAGAAGTATCACGCACACTACCAACATAATCTTTTACGAACCTTACCCTTGGCATCCAACCTTTTACCTTATGTATAAGGGTACGTTTTTTATCGAGCCAATCAATATAAGCCCTAACAGATTTTCTCATTTCAGTTTGTTCTTCAGCACGCTTCTCTACGGGTATCATCTCAAGAAGTTTTGAGACAATAATATCTATTTCAGCAGGCTCCTTAATATCACGAGTACCTACTAATTCATGAAGCTTCTCACTAAACTTAATACTACCATGCTCACCATAACGCATATTAGCCCAAACCATATATACACGGGCACCAGTTTTAAATATAGTATCACTAAAGCCAGTAAGAGCCTTACGTAAAGCAATATATTTATCTAAGCTTGTTTGTGTAATATTAGGTACTACTGCTTGTGCTTCTTTAAGTGTTGTATATTCTTGGTTTTCTATATCCCCTTTAATAACAAGTTTATTTATAGCTTCCTGTTGGTCAGGATGCTCCTCACCATAAGTCTTTAAATCAGCTACAACATCCTCAAGAGGCTCAGTAAATTCACTAAGATAGGTTGCTCTTTTATCACCACGTTCAGCAGCAGTAAACATAAATTTACGGAGAACCGGATGCTTCTCAGAATCATACCAAGGAGTTATAAAAGCATCCTTAATAAACTTAAAGAGTTTGATTTCAGATACACCTTGAAAGGTTTGTTTAAGACCCTTCATTATAGAGGCTTGGTCAAACTTTGAGAGCACTGCATTTTGAGTTCTTACTTGTTCACTGATAATACTTGCTTTAGTTGTAGAGCCAAGCTTATTATTATTAAGGAAATTAACCAATCGCTCACTTATCTTTATTGATTTCCTACCATAAATTCCTTCACCCTTATTTGGAACACCTTGTATAGCTAAACCAAGGTCTACAAGATTACTAAGTATACGAGTGATAGTAGCATCTAATTTAAAATCAGCCTCAGTTTCAGAAGTGTACACTAAACCACTATCTTCTAATAAACTGCGACTTAATACGTTACCCGCAAGAATAAATTTTGTAAGTTGTTTAGGTGTATAAAAAGTAGCATCATTATTCTTTAAAAATGTGAGGAGAGGCTTAACAAGATTCTCTCGCATTTCTTCACCATAATTATTAAAAAGGGATATTATCTCTCTATTAGTTTTAGCATCAAATGCTACCTTCTTAAAATCTTTTATTGTATTTTCTGTATCTATCTCATAATCTCGTTCAAACTTACTTTCTGATACAGTTCGTTTATTTACAACCTTATTATTATAATCTAAAACCTCAAGACGCACAAAACCTTTTATAGGTTTCTCCGAGGTAGCAGGTACTATACGCACACGTTCATTTTCTGTACCTTTACTCTTATAGACTTGATCGGCAGATAATTCTACTTTAGAAGTATCTTGTGTTATTTTTATAGGTGTTCTTTCTTTCTGTTCAATGTCCCAAGTAAATTTAGCAAAGTACCTTTTAATTTTCCACTCAAGATCAGCTTTCAACACATTAAGTTTATCTACTGAGATAGCAGAGTTACTTGATATAAGTCTATCTTCAATAATACTAGTAGCTTTCTTTTCTAAAGCATTAAAAAATTTAATCCATTGATTATACTCACCACGGCTATACACTAAACCAATATTAAATTGTCCTGTAGGTATTTGTTCTTTAGCACTTATAATAGCATTATAAAAAAGACCAAAGGGTGAATTATTAAATATATCGTTTAAGTTTTGTTTTGTAGCTTTATCATCAGACCTCTTAATCTCTTCTATAATATTTGTATCAAGACCCATTTCATTGGCGAGTTTTACTACAGATTTAGATTCTTTAGATTCAAACCTATCACGAAGATTTAAAAAACCACCTAAAGGAGATACACGTTTATCATTCTCTGAAGGTCTTACAATACGACCATCATGAGGGGAAGATTTAGGTACAGGTTTTGCTACTACTCGTGTAGTACTTACAGAGTGTTTTTCTAGTGCAATTTTTCGTGCTGCGATTTTTTCCTCTTCAGTTGGTATATGTTCAAATATATTTACACCATAATCACCTTCAGCCGCAGGACCACTTAATTCCCTTTTACGGGTATATACAATAGGTTTTTGCTCTTTAGTATACTCTTCTACAGAGATATTTTTAACATCATCTGCCGCCTTAAGATCAAAATAAAGGGTTTCACTTTCTTTACTATCCTTTGATACTCTCTTTACCCTACGTTCAGATACTACTATGTTTGTAATACCTTTAAGAGTACTATTCTCAAGAACCACAGTAGCAATAAGGTCTTTGATATGCGGGACAATAGCATCTCGTTGTGGTGTAGAAAAATTCTTAGACCAAGCATCAAAGATACTACCTACACTAATTTGTATATTACGCTCTTCTGATACATTCTTACTTTCATAAGTAAGATCAAGTAATTCAACTAATTCTCTTATACGTGCTTCTGATTCTTCACTTAATTTTATAGTCTTAATTATATTTGTCTCTTTAGTTTTCTTATCAATTACAGATACTTCTGCTTCTTTAGCATCTTCAATAGGTGCTTCAAGAAGTTTAAAAAGTTCAACAGAATATTTGTTAACTAACTCAGCAGCTTTATCACTAAAGAATTTAGCTTCTGTAGTACCATCCTTTAACTTTTTATATTCTTTAATTAACTCAGGGTCATGACTAACTAATTGTCTAATGGGGCTTTGTGCTTCTGTAACACCAGCTTTAGCTATAACATTAGATGCTTTTAGACGTTTGATCATAGCTGAATAAGCACGCATTATTTTAGCGCTCTCTTCAGGACTATTATTATCCTCTTGTAAAGCATCTAAGATACTTTGTACTGAACCATAAGTACTAACTAAATCAGTTCTAATAGGGTCTTCAAGAGCCTTAATTTGATTTTCTTGGTCGGCAATAGGTATACCAAACTCATCTATAACATTAAGTGCCATAAGAATATTTTGTGTTATAGCGGGAGTAAAAGTTTCCCAACGTATATTATCAAGTTCTGTTGTTGACGGTGTACTAAATAAATTAGCACGAGTTACTTTTGATACTACAGTACCATTATGGTCAAAATAACGCATTGACTTATTAAGTAAAGCTTCATAGTTTCCGGGCATAGGTACATCAAAATATTTTTGGTGTAATAATACATTACCTAAAGCTTTAAATAATAACCTTCTACCTAACTCAGTAAACTCTTTAGCACCAGATGCATTTAATATTGTGGTTGATCTGGATTTATTATAATCTTCAATGTTACCCTTCGCTGCAAGATACAGTGCTACACTATATTTTATTGGCATTTCATAACCATTAATATTACGCACAGCTTCAATATCATTTTTTAAAAAGGCTTTAATATCTTTACGAGATTTACCTAAAGCTTTATATAACTTTTTCTTGGCCCCTGAACGTAACTCACTTAAACGCACTTTAGAAGAATCAATTATATCCATTAAAGATTTATCTAGTGGTTGTGATGCATCAAGTTGATATTCTCGCTCTACATTTTTTATACCTATATCTACTATATTATCAAGAGTAGCACCACTTTTTTGTAAAGCACGAACAATGTCATTTTTAGTTCTTGTATCTATAATATCGGTAAGTTCTTGTCCAAGAGGTGTTACTATTTTATAACGTTTACCACCTATAATTTCATCAATAAATAAATCACTACCTTTATCCATTTCAGCCAGAGTAATAAAATAATTTTTAAACTCAGGATTAAATTTAATGTAAGTGTCACCATTAGTAATATCAGTAGTAATATCCCTAAAGAAAAAGTCTTGGGTTAAATCAGAAGTATGAGAAAGAACGTTACCTTCTTCATCCTCAGTACCAGTACCTTGTTCAAAATGAGAACCTCGATCAAACATAAATTGAGCAATGTTTGTAGAGTCTTTAGCAAAAGATTCAATTCGCTGTCTAATCTCACCACTAACCTTGTCTACTTTATCAGTAGTAGTAGCGGCAATATCAAGTATTGTTATAGCACCAATCTTTTCTAACCAATTCAACATTGTCATTGAGGCTATATTTCTATCCGTAGGACTTTTAAAATCTTTAAGCTGAATAATAGTACCAACATTTTCTGGTTTGGAAATATTTATTATTTCTTTAATTAAATTTGAGTCCTTAATAAGGTTCTTAAGGGGTGTGTTAAGAAGACCTTCATGATCTGCATCAAGACCCAACCTTGCTCGATAACCAGTTTTGATAATACGTTCTGCATTATCTATATATTCATCCGTAAGGTCTTTATCTTTTCCCGCAGGAGGTAAAAAGAGTTCTGGTACATAAAGCGGGTCAGTATAACCAGTATGATAAAAGGAGAATATAGAGCAATCTAAATCCCAATCACCCCCCTCAGTAGCATTATGCATACGAGAAAGATCAGAGTGAAAGGAAATATAATCATCCTCTTCAATAGCCTTCTTAATAAGATTCCAGTCTACACGGTTACGCCACTCAGCATCAGTAAGTTTTTCTCTCTCAAGACCCTCCTTTTTCTTAAAACTTTTATAACGTTTATAAATTATAGAGCTAGTTAAATCATCCTCTGCGTCATCAAGAATGCTCTCAAGAAGACCTTCTGTATCCTCGGCATAAACAATATCAGCAAAAGATAAACTAGAGTGGTCTGTAAGATAAAGATTGTTAATAGGAATATTATAATGTGTACCTCTTATTACACCAGCAGAATTTACTGCCTCTGCTACTTGTATTACTCTCTTAAAAATACGGGCAAGAGGTTTCTCTTTAAGACGATTAAACATTTTAACTGCATCTTCACGTTCTTTTTTACTTTCCAGTATTGCAGGGGGAATCATACCTTTCTCTTCAAAGGCAGCTTTGATCTCTTCGCTCGTAGAATCTTTTTTTAGGGATGCCATAATTCTACCAAGATCAAGAGTCTTATTTACTGAACGAGATGCATAAGCACCGGATTCAAATTTACTAAATACTGACTTTGATGAGTTAAAACCAAGACCTTTGAGAGTATTAACAATTTTTTCAAAGAAGTTCTTAAGCTTACCAAAAATGGTATTATCCTTTGGATTAATTTCAAAGGCTCTGGCAATCGCTTCTTCTTGTAACTCTTCTTTTGTAAATCCCTTATAACGATCTTCAATACCAAAATCTTTTATCCATTTATTAGCTTTAAGTTGTAATACTTTCCACTCTTTATCATTAATAATACCAAGAGTCCTAGCTACATGTATAGCCTCATGACGCACGTTCTCATAAAGAGTTGCAGAACCAGAAGCAACCTGAATAAATTTACCTATAGCTTGTGCAGAAATTCGTACAATATTGCCATTGGGGTCAGTTGCAATAATATAATCAGCGTCAACTATTTCTAATTCAGCTTTATTACCAAGTAAAGTTTTTACAAGTGCTTGTGCTTCATCTTCGGTAAAATCAGGGTGTGTAGATTCTTGACCCTTTTCAGTTACTTTGGTTTTACTCTTTTTAGGTGCTTCTTCAACAACTACTGCTTCAGCTTCTTTAGCTTCCTTACGCTCCCTTGCCGCCTTATCTAATTTACTCTCCTTTTTAGGTGTAATAGCCGTAGGTGTTACTTTAGACTCAACTTTTACTTCAGGAGCAATAACAGGCTCTACCTTCTTAATTATATCCCGCTTTTGTTTTACTTTCACCGTAGGTGGTTTTTTCTCTAATTTACCTTTAGGGGGAACAATAGGGTGCTCTACAGCTTGGTCAGTAAGTGTATGCTGTAACAATGTTGCTTCATCAGGAGTAATTACATCATTAGTAACAAGATCATGTAAACCTTGTACAGTCTCTTTATGCTCTTGTACAATTTTTAATTCTTCAACAGGGTTAAAATTAAGTTCTGGTTGTGTCCAAGAAGTGTATTGTTTTGCAATTTTATTAGTTAAATCTTTTATTTGCTGACGAGCAACAACCTTTTCTTCCGCAGTTATACCTTTACGTTTACTAACTAAGCTTTTAAGATTAGTAATAGTAGATGTAATAGCTTCTTTAGCCGCATCCCTTGTGGGAAAATCAATATTACTTTCTTTTGTTTCAGTATTATCAGTATGATCACCAAACATACCTATTTGTGACCCACTAGACATATTAGCAATCTCTTCTTGTTGTGCTTGTTCTCTCTTAAGTGCTATATCATCATTATACGCACTTACATGCCCATCAGTACTATTAATATAATTATCAATAGGAAGACTTGTTTGTATACCTTCGGAGGCGTTAGAACGAGTCTGAGGAGCTTCTTTAGCTACTTTCTTTTGAAGAGCTTCTTGCTTACGCTTCTCCCCTTGTATTTTACTATTATTATTATATGCATTAGCATAAACAGGATTGTTAGCGAGAGCATCCTTAACAAAATAAGCGTACTCTATAGGCGTAGTATCCTGACCTGTAGTATAAGCCTGTTGTAGGGTAGCAGGATTAGCCGTAGTAATAGCATTATTAAGAATCTTATCAAAGTTCTTTTGGAAATCAGCATCAGCAGGAATATTCTTAAGTTGTGTTTCTAGTATGGATTTAAACTTAGCTGCTTTTGCAACTGCTGAAGTTGGATTACCTTGTTTAATAAGTTCAGGATTGAGGATGTTTTCCTCGCTGCCAAGCAAACCACCTACAAGACCACCTTCTGTAGGCAGACCAAGGATACCTTGAACTTCCTGATTAGACCCAAGACCAGCTTTAGTCTCCTCTACTATAGTAGTACCAGTTTTATTATCTCCAATAGAGGTAGCATCAGTAGATATAACTTTAGGTGGGGTAGCTAGTGCTTGTATAGTACCCTTACCAGCAGCACCTATAGCACCAAGACCAAAACCACCCGCTGCACCAGCAGCACCAGATTCAAACATTTCATTACGCAGGGTAGGTTGTAGTACATCTCCACCAAGCATACCACCCGTAAGGGCAGCAGTACCAGTACGTAAAGCATTATATGGAGTTAAGGTTTCACCATCAGCCAATACCTTATTAGTAGCACCATAGTTTTCTGCAAGTGTTTGAGCACTCTCTTGAACACCTTCTGAAAGAGCACCAACAAAGGGTTGTGTGAGAAGTGTTTTAGCACTAATTTTTTTACCTAATTCTTCTACACCTTCTTTAACACCAGATGCCCCTAAAGCTTTTGTAAGACCTAAACGACCCATATTATATATTGTACTACCTGCACCAAGGGCAGCGGCAGCACTAGTACCAGCAATACCTTGAAGATGATTATAATCCTCTTGTTTACCTTCTTCTATATTTTTACCTTGCATCCCATAAATGATACCACCCTCTTGAGCACCTTCACTCACTGTAGCAGCACCAATTACAGCACGCTCACCCATCTTCTGAGCGTAGGCAATAGCAGCTTCTTTTTCCATACCACCAGCAATAGCACTCTTCAGAGCAGCACGAGATGCTATGCCACCAACACCACCCATAAGAAAAATAGATGGGAGCATTTGACCAGCAAAGTTACCAACGTTTTCACCTATATATCTAAGAGCAGAACCCACCCCGTTAATATCTTTGGTTTGAAGGTTATCCTTAGTGAAGGTATCATGCACCCACTCTTCAAAACCTTCATTACCTTGACGATAGGTTTCAGCAAGATCAGTAGCCCCTAAACCATGTCGAAGACCACCCTCAATAAGCCTACCAGCAGTACCAACAGTTCCTTGGAGAGCACCAGATACAACATTACCCGCAATAGAACGTAGAGCACCAACTTTCTCTGGTTCTGGTGGAGTAGGAACATAAGCAGGAAAGTCAATTGGTGCAGGAGGTCTTTTAGTAAGAGGAACCTTTTGCATAACTGTAGTATTAGGATTAGTACCTGATTCTAATTGAGCTAAAATTTCTTCCCATGTAGGCATTAGTAAATATCTCCTGTGTTAGCAGTTTGTACTGGCATATATGACTCTTTAACAAGAGCAGGTTTTGATGGTTTATTTCTATATACTGCAAGTTGAGACATTTGTAAATTCCTATTAGCAATTAAATCTTTTGCTTCTGGACTATCCTTATCTAAGAGACTTAATTGAGAATCCATCAATTTAATAAGTTCAATAGTGCCATTATATTTACCGGGGTCAAAATAATCTGTATCAGAACCTTGTACTGTCATTGCCTTTAATTTTGCATCTATAGCATGTTTTTGAATAAGTACTTGAGCCTTTCTATACTCTCCTCTACCAACAAGTTCTTCTATCTCGGCCTTGATTTTACTCATTTCAAGTGGGTGTTTACTTATAGATAATTCTCGTATAAGCGACTCATTAGCAAGTTTTGACCCTTGTTCTTGTATCTGACCGGGAAGTAGTGCACTATCTATAGCTAACTTACCTTTATTATACTCCTGACTATTATTAGCATTCTGTTGGTCTATACTTAGCTTCTGTTGATTCTCTATAAGAGCTACACGCTTTGCATCTACACCAGCACCATATCTAGCACCCCAAGCAGTTTTAGCGAGTTCTTCATCTTTAGGTACAAGAGCAGCAATATCCTGTTGCTGTTGCCAGCGTCTTTGATCAGCATAAGATGGGTCATTTTCAAAAGTTGTACCAACAGGTGCTTGTATTGCTGTAGGTTGTGTAGCAATCTTTTCTTGTTCTAGTGGAGTGTTACCCCGAAGGAAATAAGTATTCTCACCATCTGTAGCTATACCACCACCAGAAGGGGGTAAATAAGTCTCCACCCCTTGTGTACTATAATCCTCATAACCACTACCAGCACCTACAGGAAGGTGTGTTATCTTAGGGTCTACACCGGGAATAGTAAAACCGGGAGTTTGTAAACCCCTTGGTGTAGCTATATCATTAGTTGATTTTGCAACTTTAGGTTTATCACTAACTCTTTTAGTAGTACTTTGTACTTTAGGTTTGGGTGTTACTCTCACTGTAGAAGTTATAGAGGGTTTTGTTGGAAGAGCATTTCTATCAGAGATTACTGGTAAATCTGTTTTAGGTATATTACTACCTCCAAAGTTTAATGAAACAATAGGGGCAGTACCAGCAGGGGTGGGTACACCAATACGAGTAGAACCCGGAGAAGAACCAATACTACCATTGAACCTAGCAGCAACGCCATCTGTAAAAGCCTTATCATTAATAGCCTTTTGTTCTGGTGTTGGTTGATAAGTCATTGTATTTAGAAACTTCCCACCCACAGTAGCAATAGCAGGGGCTATACCAGCAGTAAGACTACCTAAGATAGGATGTTGATTAAAGTTACCTTTGAAAGTATCTTCATATTGATTATTAGCCATTTACTTCTCCTTATGCTGTAGGTAGCATACCTATTGCTATATTAGATGTTGATGCAGCTATTGATGATGCTCCCTGCATAATCGCTGTACCAGCAGCAATCTTATTTGCAGCATTATCATGATTAGCTTTTAAAGTTATCTCAGCGGCAGTAGCAGCATTTTTAATGTCTTCTGCAAACTTAGCTAATTTAGCTTTATCTTCAATATTTACTATCTCTGCTTTTACTTTAATCTTCTCTAAATAAAAATTATATTCCTTAACTTTAGTATCTACTTGTAACATAAGAACATCAGTCTCAGTTTTATAAATAGAAAGAAGCCCATTTAAAGTATTTGCATATGCTTGTGTTATAGCACTTAAGTATCGTGTATTAAATTCGGCATCAGAGTTATGGGCCGAAACACCTTGTGAAATAGTAAATTGCCAATTAGATTTAGCCCACTCAAAAATACCTTTAATAAGATCACGAGCAGTTTGGGAAAGATCAAATTGAAACTTTTGTTGTGCATCCATTTTAAGGGCATTGGACATGCTGTTAGGGAAAGTGAAGCCCTTTGCTCCCGTAGCAGAGTTAGCTGCACTATAAGCATCTCTAAGAGCCTGTTGCTTACGTTCAAGATCAGCCGCGTACATTGCAGTATTTAATTTACCTTGATCAGTCGTTAAATTAGTTATAACAGTATCAAGATTAGTAGATGAAGTTACACTACCAGTAAAATTAGTAATAAGTGTCTTGAGATTTGACCAATAAGTTTCATTCCACAAAGGGGTAGTACCACCAGTAAGACTAGGTGCATCTGGTAGCGTTGGTATTGTTACAGGAGTAAAATCTATAGGTGTATATGTGGGTAATAGTGCAACCTCACCAGTAGGGTATGTACCCAATGTAACAGCAGGGGAAATTGCACTTATAGTAGTATTTGTCCAACTAGATGCATATGTATTTAAATTAGTTACCGCTGTACCTGCTGCTGATTGCATCGCACTAATATATACGGCATTAGAATCTGCAAGATTTGCTGGTGTAGATATAGGCATATTTATATCCCTTTAGTTAATTATATTTTATAACTTCTATATTAACATAATATTAATATATCTATTCTTAATTACATATATTTTTCTACCTTAAGAATATGAATATCATCATAACTAAGTCCTTGAGCACCATTCCAAGCCCAATTATTTAATTGTGTACTTGTTATATCAAGTAAATCAGGAACAACAGCAGCAGAATGAGTACCAGCAGTATTATTATATGAATACCCCCATGTAACAGCCATTGTTCCAGTTGGATCAACTTTTCTTATATAAGTTCCAAGGGCTGACCAATAACCATTACCTATCCAATATTGTAATACTGAAATCTGTCCACATGTATATTCTGCAAGAGTAACCCAATCCTTAACTATAAAGTTACCCATATTAACTTGTGGTGCAGCATTATAATTACTATTCCCTGCTTGATTTCCATAAATAGTTACAGTACCACGAGATACACCGTAAATATTTGAACCTGAAATAGTGGCAATAGCTTCATTACTTGATGATAGTATTACAGGATTACCTGATGCTCCGCCAACAGTCAGAGAAGAACCATAATTACCAACTTGACAAGTACCACTTGTAGTATATACTGATATAGTTTGGTTAGCTTTTGCTATACTAATACCAATAACAGTTATGTTATTAGCAGCCGCATAAGTATCAGTTGCAGCACAACTTGCAGTAATCAAACAATCACCTGCATTAGTAGTTGTTTGATACATATTACCCAAAACTGTACATACCGTAGAATTAGAAGTACTTAGTGTTACAGTAGCACCTGAACTAGATGTAATATACCCTTGACTAACATCTGCTGGGTATGTACCAGTAATATCATCAACATCAGTAAATACAGGTGTAGCCTTATTAACTACCATATTATCTGAAGTTGTACCCTCATAAATATTATCAATAACCCAAGCAACTACATTATAAGTTCCCGGCATAGTAGGTGCTTGTGTACTACCATCATAAGTTACACCATAAGTAAGACCACTTGGTGTTGTATTAATACTAACACCATAAAAAGGCTCACTTGAACTCCATGTTTGAGTTAAACCTGCTGTAATGGATATAGTAGCTGCAATCTTATTTACATGTATCGTATAAGAATCATTTACAATATTATAATTATTAAGATCAGTAGGGGTAAAAGTAATTGAACCAGTAAAATCACCCATTGCAGTAATATGTGTATTATTTGGTGGATTAAAAGTTGCTACTCCTGAAGTATCAGTACTAATAAGTGATACATTATAATATGCATTATAATCAACAGATTGTGGGTGTGACCATAGAATATTAGGTGTAGCCTTATTAACTACAATACCAGTCTCATATTCAGCTAAATGGTAGTGTACATCATCAGTTGCTTGGAAAGTTGTATATAGAGGCAAGCCTGTGTTTGCATTAGGTACTACATTTTCAGCGGGAGTAGTATAAGCCGCATCTAACCAATAAAAAAATTCCCCCGGTAATGCTGTGCTTGTTCCGGGGATATGCGTATATGCTGCCAATTCAGTCCCAACAGTAAGTGCTTCACCATAGGTAATAGGGCTTGGTTGCGCCCAATGTATCGTTGGCACACACCATGTTTCTGGTCCATATTCAGTATATATAGTCGCCGTATCTGGTTTAAAAGGAGCAAATAAAGTGCGTCCTAAATCATCAGTAATCTGTAGACCAATAGCATTTTTATGGTTTAAATCTTCTATCTCTAAATCATCAACCCACCAACCATCTTCCTCAACCTTTTTCATCATAATATAATCACGTTGATATGTAATATCACCAGTACCATCAGTAAGATTATCATCTATATTTACATTCATAGTATCTACATCGTATATAATAGTATTACCATCTACACTTTGATAAACAAGCTTAATTACAAAAGGAGCCACACCACCCTTCCAATACAAGGTAGGGTATAAATCACCAGTAACCTCTTCATTAACTGCATTAGTTATAACAAAGGGATTAGCATTAACAATTATTATTTTATCATTTTTAGGTTCTTTAGCAAAATCTACAATATAGATGGGTATATCACTTAAAGTACCTATTGTAAGAGAGAGGGCTTTTTTAGAGGGTCGAGATATATTACGTTTAGATAAGGCTATATATACTTGTTGCGCAAGGGGGTTTACTGTTTCAGAAGGTATATCTGTAGTATTAATAATTACCATTACTTAAATATTACGTTTTAAAGTAGCGGCTTTTAGTTCAAAATCAAACAACTTAAAATATGAACCATTTATATTTTTAATTTTAAATTGCCAATTAGTTCCTTTAAGACCTTTAGGAAAAGTAAATTTACGACGATGAGAACCTTCTTTATAATCAAAGTTAGTCATATAATCACTACGCTCAATCTCTTCATCAATAATAAAATCTATACCTATATCACCATCTGCACGAAGATTTAAATATGCATACATAACAGCTTTTATTTCTGTTTTCTCAAAGTCAGTTATAGGTGACTGTGCAAATGCATCTATAGTACTACCAAAATCATCTTCACCTATTAGTTGATATACACCATTAGCATTAACACCATAATATAAGTTATTAAAGGTATAGAGGCTTTTAAAGGTATACTTTGAATACCTACTATGAGCACTTGTATCAGTATTAACCACCCACGTAGGATATGTATCATTGCCATCAGCATTAAAACAAACTATATATTGCTGTGTTTCACCAAAAGTTTTAAGTAAGGCAGTTGCAGTAGTACCTAAAGACATGTTAACTTGGTCTTCAGACAAGTGTTTATATTTACCACCACTAGTACCAGAATAAATACCATTAGTAGAGGTCCAATATACATTTATATTAACACCCTCTGTTGCCTTAGAATTTTCACTCTGATAAGTAATATTAGAACCGTAAATAACACCAAATTTAGATATTTGTTCTTGGGAGAAGCCACCTTGTTCAGTAGCAGAACCACTTAAGAAATAAGTACCATCAGCAGTACCTACGTATAAACCATCTGTTACTTTAGCTACCATTGTTATATTAGTAGGGAAGCCAGCTACAACATTATATCTAATATCAATATGCTCCACATCAAAAGTTTTTGTACAATAAAGATAGTTATTAATAGCAAAGTAAAGTTTACCATCATAAAACTCTAAACACCTACCCGCAGGAGTAGTAAGTTTAAAAGCATCCACCTCAAAGTTACTAGCAGCAGCTTGAAAGTTAGCAGGTAAGTTAGTAGTCACATGAGATGCTATTGCAGCATCATTAGCAAAGGTAGTAGAGGTAGTAATAGCAGTTAAAGTAGTACCCTCAATAATACCAACATTAGTACCATCAGAATATACCACTACATTATTAACTTGTTTAAACTCAGTAACCACATTTACAGTTGGTGAGTTTACGAGGGGTGTAATAGTAGTAGCATTATTGTAAGTACAAATTTTACCACCAGAAACACAATAAACGTAAGTTCCGTTTGACCAAACTGATGTTATCACAGCATTAGTAATAAGTGTTAAACCATCACGTCTACTAATATTACCTCTGTTGTCTATATCACAATTTAATATATCGTAACAGAGAGGTCCGTCAATAGGTATATTTGCAGCATCATTTAAGGCACTCATACCATTAAATGCAAGTTTAGCACCTAATAGTTTACCAGTGTAATCTAAAAGTATTTTACCTTTATCTGCCATATATTATATTACCTAAATGCTAGTAAGGAGTTATTAGAAGGATTTTGAACATTGCGATCATATATCTCTATACGTTTAATTTTATCTATATCCATAAGAAATTTCTGTCTGTACTCTTCTGCTTTAACCTTATCAATAGTATCTGCATCCTGTTTAGAATACATCCAAGCCATAATACCATTAAGAAAATGATCATGATATTCTTCTTCAAATTCAGGAATATCCACATCACTAACAAGGGGTACTAAAGGCATCCTTGATACCCGTATTTTTAAGGTATCAGCAAAATCAATCAAATAATTAAATGTAAGTTTTTTGCTTGTGGCATCAAGACAAAACTTTGTTGGAATACCTACATAAGTATACCAAAGTGGGTTTTGTTCAAAGGTTTTTACTGAGCTAAAGCTTAATACATTTTGTTTTGTTACAAAGTGTGCAGCTTCTACAGAAAGAATCCGTGGGTCAAGATTAATTTCTAAAACAGGTGTAGTTGTCCCATCTACTGCAATAGAGCAGAGGGTACTATTCCTATCTTTTATAATTTTACATTCCCTAGCCAATTCACGATAAACTCGATTTACATAATAAACCATCTCATGATCAGGCCAAAGTCTATCAGTATCAACACGTCCATTATCTCTAGCCAAAGATCGTGGTTCATCTATTAGTTCTCGTAAATTCAAAGGGATTACTCCTCTATATTAAAATTAAGAGCCTCTTGAAGCATTTTACTATTCATCTTAAACCCTACAATAGCCTCTACATCTGAGAGTTTAGGTTGCATACGTCCCTGATAATTTACAAAAATATTAGGTGGAATAATAGCAATAGCATTCTTAATACTCTGAATTTTGTCTTCGTCATTCATGTGATTAAAACCACTTCGTTTTTCTTCTACAATCTCTTTCTTTTCTTCTTCAATCTTCACTGCAATAGTCTCTTTTTGAATCAATGGTTCATACATCTCATACCAACCATATTCTTTAAACTTTACTGCATCATAAGGACAAACAATTTGTGTACCTTTTTTACGCATCATTACTTGTGACATATAATAAACTCCTAAGAGATAGTGTAAATAAGGGGGCTTTTAGACCCCCTTAGAAATTTAAGATTAGACCGGACCAAATGCAGCCAATGTCATATATAGAGTAATAGCAGCAGCAGTACAACCAACAGTAGTACCTGCAAGTACTAGGTTAATATTACCAGTAGTAGCAAAAGAATTAGCAGGAACTACAGTAAGAGCAGTTGGAACGGTAGCAGTAAGACTAGTAGCAGCTACAAAAGCTGTCTGACCATCAAGATTAGCTGCAAAGGTAAGTGTTGCACCTTGAGTTGTAGTAACTTTATACCAAAGACCAGTTACAGCGCAACCTACAGGAACAACATTCCGAAGTGAAATAGTATCACCAGTATAATAACCATCAGATGAGGTACTAGTAGGTACTGCAAAAGTAACCTTTTTAGTCTGAATACTATTGAGTCCTGTTGCAGTAATAGCAGCAGGTTTAACATTAGTAACAGTAGGGGTAGATGTAATAGCCATAATATATTCTCCTTAAATGTATGTAAGCGGGGATTGCTCCCCGCCTAGTTGGTTAGTAGTTAATTAGGCAGTTTTAGCAACCTGACTGATGAAGTCAACACCGATTGCATCGCCTTTAATGACGTTGAAACCGTAAATCTGAAGTCCCTGCATCATCTTACCGAATGCAAAAGGATTGTCGATGATACGGCTCTCAGTAATCTGAGTTGCAAAAGTGGTGGCGTATTTATGACCGAAGATAACACCAAAGCACTTCTCAGTTTCACTATCATTAGCAGAATAAAGGTTATTAGAAACATAAACTTTAAACCTATCAATAGTACCAATCTCACCATTACGGAGAGGGGTCTTACCATCACCAGTAAGGTAAACAGCCTTCAGATCGGACTGTTTGAGAGCAGCAGTTGCCCAAGCAGGAAGCACAACAAAACGCTCACTTTCAGGAATGTTATTCTCATCAAGAATCTGACCATACTCAATGATACGTGCCAGCAATGCATTACCTACACCAGCAATATTAGTGTTAGTAGCAATAGAGAAGTCAGTACCGTCACCAGCAAGAGTACCAAGAGTGTGCACTACACCAGCTTTAGAGGTATAAGAACCTATAATCTCAGGGTCATTATCACAAGCACCAGTACAGAGATACTCAAGTACTTTCTTATCAATAACCTGCTTCATCTGCTCCGCAGCATCAGTAGCCCACTCATTCATCAACGGAATATCCGTCTGGAACTCATCGACTTTATCAATTGCGAAGGAGAAACCCTCACCCTGATTGATTTTCAACTCAATGTAAGGGCTTTCAGGATTCTGAACCGGCAGAACCATACCTTTTTTATACGCAAAGGTATCAATCGTCGGGCGAGTACGGATATGAATAGTATCGCCTTGGCCTTTAATCTCCCCTTCATATGCAGTATTAGAGATTGCTCCCCAAAGAGTTGCAGGGTAGAATTTTTTAACAAGCAGCTTAGAGTAAACGCTAGAGATATACTTGTTAGTAGAAGTACTTGAATAATCCGGTGCTCCGGGTGCGACAGGGTATACAGCCATGATGTGTCTCCTTTAGTTTACCTGATTCTACCTTCCGCAGGAGCCAATAGTATATCATTCCAAATTGCATCACTTTCACTTGCAGAATATTTACCAGCTAGATCATCTTTCTCAAACTGACTAATTGATGCCATAGTCCAAGAACGTTTTTCATTATTAGCTGGTGCAGTTCTATTTGCGGATGTATTTGGTGCAATCATACTATCTGGAACCTTTGTAGTAGTACTAGGTTTTTGTTTAGTGGGTGTTTGTTTAGTGTCCATGTACGTTTTAAAAACTATACCAAGTTTGTCTGCATCCCAATTCTGGTTGTACGCCGTAACCAAATCACCATAAGTGTAAAGCCCACTAGGGTCAGGTTGTGCTAGAAAATTAACAAAGTTAGGGTCTTTACCATCCCACAAATCCCGCCAACCTTCTGCCTTTGTATCTAGTGTTGCTTCAAATTGATTACGAGCAGCCTTAATTTGCACATCCTCAACCTTATCTACTTTAGTTGTGACAGGTGCAACTGTTTTAGCTGTTTCACGTACTACAAGTTTTCTAATCGCTTCAGCGAAATCATCACCGTACTCTTCAGAGAAGGTAGCAAAAGGGTCTTCAGTATCATCAGTAGTATCTTCAACAATAGGAGTATCTTTTCTAGTTAGGAGTTCTTTTAGTTCCTTAATATCTTGAGAAAGTCGTGGTACTTCTGCATCATACTTTCCCTTAAGGGTAAGAAACCTATCTTTCCAAGGTTCCGGCTTTGTTTCAACTACTACATCTTCAACTTCTCCCTCACCGTCTTCTTTATCAGTCTCTACAACATTTTCTTCTTGAGTAGGTGCTTCTTCTTGCTGTGTAGCGAGTTGCTTAAGATATTCTAAAGCTTCCTCTGCATCACGATCTACTTGTGTTGGGACTCCATCTTCTACAGACATGTTACCTCCATGTTGGGGCCGACTTAACGGTTTCCCATAAGTTATGTTACATTATTTATCAATAAGGAATTTGGGGCATTTAAGTATCCCATTACCTTTGTCAAAATATTACAATTATTAGAGAACAACTTTTACACTTATAATTATACTTAATTAATACTAAAAAGCCTTCCCGATTGTATAATTTTCTTCATATTTCTCTAGATTTTCTAGTTTTTCAGCAGTATTTTCCAATAAATCAAGGATAAAAGTAAGCTCTCTAAGCTGTCCTTTATATACCTTTTCACTGTCTTCATCAGCCAAAAAGTTCATAAAAGCCCTATCTCTACGCTCTTTTACCTCATTTATAAATGTAGCACCATTGATTTGGTTCTTAATTGTGCTTATCTGAAGCAATACTTGTTTGTCCATTGATTTTCACCTCTTTTAGTTTTAAACATTGTATTAAGTGATTACAATACATAACTCTATCAGGAAATTCTTTCTTACAACAAGGGCAATGAAAGTTAACCACCTATATTACCCCCCATATTACCACCATCTTGACCTATAGTCTGTGGTGCAGCGGGTGAGCCACCAGAAGCAGGGTTTCCCGCAGCTTGTTGTGCAGGGTCAGCACCTTGGGGTGGTTGTATCATTGCTTGTGCTTGCTGTCTTTTAGTTTCCTTTACCACATCACTAGGAAAATCTATATCATGTGCCTTTACAACTTCATCCAATACGTATTGAAGTTTAGGTTGTCCCATTAGTTGAGCAAACATAGGATTAGAAAGGGCCATAAGAAGTTCATTCTTACGAGTAGCTTGTTGTTCCTTAGTCGTGAGGTAACTTACCCCTTCAGCAGTAATCTTAGCATCCCCTTTTATTGAGAGGTCATCAGAATATAACATATTAAAATCATAACAACGCTGAATATAGGGTACAATAATATCATTATCAATATTCCTAATAACTGCCTTTATAGACCTAGAAGCATTTTGGATAAGCATATTGAGGCCAGAAGCGGTATTTCCTGCACCCCCAACCATTGAATCACCATGAGCAAATGCTGGTACTGTGAGTTCATCAAGAATCCTCCCAAAGAAATTATAACCACCTTGTATTTCCGCAATGTGCATCTGTGGTTGATAGAAATTCATTGCTGGTGCTTCTTTCATCTGAGCACTTGTAGCATCCCAAATCTTCCAAGGGAACATTGGTGTACGATCATTACATCTATCAGTATTACGCTCTACCTGTGGGCCGGAGGCAATAGCTACGTTATTGATACCTGCTCTAACGAGTGCCAACATAGCCTCTTCAACATCTTTACCAAAGTCTACAAGACCATCCCCCCAAATCCAAGCAGGGTTCTTAGCCCAAGAGGTTACACTATATGGCTTGCGTCCAAGCTTATCAGGGTTAATTACAGCCTTAATAACGTGTGTACCTATCTTCCAAGCATCAATTTCATACTGCATCTCAGGGTCAATTTCCCCCTCAATACCCCAATCAATTAAGAAGGAGCCGGGTACAGAACCCCAAAATTCCATTGCCTTAATCTTATCTGGTGTTACTTGAGCTTGTGCTGCTTCAGCACTTTTCTCTGTGCGCTTAACAGTATCAGCATCATCAATATTAATCCAATCTTTAAGGGAACCTTTATTTACCTCATCTAATACTGCTCGTATCTTTATATCATTGTAGCCCGGAACACCTAGCAAATCTGCAATAGCAGTTTTAGTTAATTCATGAATCTCTATAATATCCCCATCATCAGGAGAGGTCATACCAATACTAGGATAAAAGTTAAAGGGAGATACACAATATACTTCAGGTACAAGCACGTCTTTATACTCAAGGGCGTACTCACCCTCTGGTGACTTAGACCAAACCTGTTGCTTCTTCTTACGTACAATTGGTCCTTTTAGGATACCAGCTTTAACTCGTACAAGATAGTAGAGGAAGTCATGGAAGGCTTTCTTAAAACCTCCTTGCTCATTCTGGTCTTCAATGAGACGGAGCATATTATCTGCCTTCTCTTGAGCCTCTTCCTTAATACGTGTAATCTCTTTTTGCTGTACTTGCTCCTTAATTTCTTCTAGTTGTGCTTGATACATCTGAGGGTCTACTTGCTCCCCTGCCTGTTGACGCATTTGGGCATCTTGCATCATCTGCTGCTGAACACCAATTAGAAGCTGTTGTATCTTAGCTTGAGAATCTTCAGGTAGTTCAGGAATGGGTGTAGGGTTAATACCATAAGGAGGTTTACCATTCGACCAATAAATATCTGCAACCCAAGAAGAGGCGGCACGACACTTATTCTCTAAGAGTCTAAAGTAGGAAGTACTGCCCCCAAATTGTTTAATTGCGGCTAGCTTATCATTAGGATATTTACCCTTACAAATATCTAACTCTTCCACCATCTGTTGTCTTACGGTTTTATTCTCATCCCGTACCTTTTCCCAAATCTTAGCAATATGACTTGAGAGGGAGTCCATAGTGCGCTTCTCTCGTGTATCTTGGGCATATTGTTTAAGTTCTATCTGTTGCGCTAGTGAAGCGGCATCACTTGGAGAAGAAATCATTTTCACCTCGATTAATTTTAATAATAAATAAATAATACCATAATATAAAAATAATTGTTCCCTTTTTAAAAAAGGTATGATATAATTATTGAGTAGTAAATGTTTTTCTTTTTCTTTTCCGCTTTCCTTTTTTGGGGGATTTGTTTCTTTGCGGGTTTGCTTTTTCTTTAGATACCTCAAGAAGATGTGAACAAAAAAGAGACACAGAGTCCACGAGCAAATCTAGTTGAGTGTCTGATGAAACCAGCGAGTGTTGGGAGTAAAAGGGAGTATTTACTAGAAACCATAACCGTGCCGTGGGGAACTTCCGAAACATCTTCCTGTTAGATGTAGTCAGTCTGTGTGGCAGACTAACTTAATATTACTACCCCTCTTAATATATTTTTAAGACTTGGGGGTAGGGGGGATTTATTCCATTTCCGGGTATTATCTTTGTTACTGTTTTTATTTCCTAAGAAGATATGTTTTATAGTAAGATTTTATAAAGAGCCGCCGAGACTAATTAAGGCGGCGATACAAGAGGGATAAGAAGCTTCGTAGAACAAACGAAGAAGCGAAAGGAAATAATGTTTTTAATAAGAGAATGTGGTGGTAAGATTTACCACCTCCTAAATAAGAAACAAAACAACTCGTTGTGTAGATTAGAGAGAAGACTTAAAGGATTTAAACAATCAGAACAACCACCTATCAATCAACAGCTTTGTAAGTCCTGCCTTAAAGAAGTAAACAAACAAAGAGATAAGAAAAATATAGAAAGAGTAAATACAAAATCATATGGTGTTATAGTTGGTAAATACTTTATAGAATCAAAAAATAATACATCTCTACCTTGGGTAGATTAAGGGGTAGAAGGGGGATAGCATACGCTTCCCCCTATTTTTTTTTATCCTTTAATAACTAGTAGTCTTATTAAACCTTAGCACCACGCTAGGGTTGATATAGTTTTAGGTTTCTGAGGCAATAAGGTCATACTGACCGAAGCAACATCAATACCACTAACTATAGCGTACCTCGTACAGTCAAGAAGGTGGTCATGCTTCTTAACAATCCTACCCTCATTATCCCTATGATACATACTCAACTCTCGCTTTAGGTTAACACAACTATTAAAGATTTTAAGTCTACCACTTGTAAACCTAGACCACACATCATATATCCCTGCCTCTACTGCATTCTTAGCCGGAACTATCTTTAAACCTAAATCCTTGTATATATCAAATAAAGCCTTACCGTCGGCCTGAGAACGGCCACGGGCGGCGGGGTCAACAACTCCCTTCATCCATCCGCCCCGACGCTTGATTGCATCAGCATGAATCACAGGTTCACTCTGTTGCCCATAGTGCTCACTATAAATATAAACACAATCATCTTCTCTATTCAAGGCACAAAACACTACACCCGTAACATTCCAACCAACGTCCATCCCGTAGAATTTAGGCCAATGCTTTGGTATCTCAAAATCCTTAACGAAACATACATCCTCATCAATAGGATAGATAAGACCAGCACCTATTACGGGTACACCCTCACTACGTGCCTTCCTCTGATTAGGAGGTATAGTCTTAAGCATCTCTTTCTTAGCTTCGGGGGTAAGGTGAGGGGCATCATCCCAAGATGCCATAATCATGTACTTACTACTCTCTTCATCACGCTGAGAAGTCGTAAGACTTGGATCAGTATTACTTTGAGCATCAATAAAACTCGTTACAACGTCCGACATACCATTTAGAGGGGTAAAGGTAAGGAGAAGTATTCCATTGGTCGTCATGGTCCTAATAAGTGCCTCTGCGTACACTTCCATAGGTGGCTCTTCGTCCAACCAAACAACATCTATCTCAGTACCTTGCCAAAGCTCTCTTCCTTGCTCATAGGTCTTGAAGACAATCGTACTAGTCCCACCACTGATATGCTTGATCTGTATCGTCTCAATAGCATCAGGAATATTGCGTTTAGTCTTCGTAGAGACAATAGAATCCTTTGGGAGCATCCCCGTACCAAACTCCCCAACCTTACCCAAAAGCTTCTCTTGGATAATATCACGTACCGATATGGATGTATCACCACCAATCCAAATCTTAACACTACGATTAAATCTCCTACCTTCCCAATGCTGTGGGTACTGACCCGTAGCATGTGCAACAACCTCATAGGCTCCAAGTATCGTCTTACCAATCCTGTTACCTGCCATGAACAGACGTTCTCGGTGGCTTTGCCCCGCCTTTATAAACTCCCAATGCTTTGCATAAGCGTGCCTACTTAATTTACCTTTCTCGGGGAAAGTCTCGTAGAACATCCTGTGTTTCTTAAGAGTTGAGAGGTCTTCTATAGCCTTAAAGAGTTCTCGCTTCTTACTCTCACTAAGGTGTTCAGTATACTTCTCAACAAGAGATGCGGTCAAGGTGTCTAGAATAGACATTCTAGCCTCCCCGCAATTATAGTAACCAATTGCTTATATATATCTAGTATGCTCATTATAACACCTCAATAGGTAGATCTAAACCACTAATACAAATATTTCCAATAGGAGTTTCCTCGCTAGCAGAAGTTACCCTATAAAGGATAAGTAACTTATAACAAGCATACTCTTCACCATCTATAAGTCTTTTAATGTAAGGAATGGGGAATCTTATACTAAGATACCACCCGAGTTTAAATGTACCCCACGATACAAATTGCTTATATACCTCATCAGGTATATGCCCGGTGAAATTACATTGGCCTATGTATTTACTTATGAATTTCATCACAGCCTCTTTATTTTTTGTGAAATCTACTCGTCCAAATAAACTCATAATAACCCCTTTATAGTTAGCTAAAACAACCCGGAGAAAACACACTTATATCAGTGCCAGCAACCCTATTAGGCCAAGGCTTCTTTGCTACCTCTGCCCTTAGTTTTTCAATCTCCTTCATCAATCTAATCTGTTCCTCAAGTAAAAGAATCTTCTCATCCTTACTTAGCGGTTCCATTTTGTCTCTCCTTTTTATAGGCTATAAAGTCAAACGTTTCGCCTTCGGCTTCACCCGCCAGCATAGCTGTCTTATCGTTCTCTACTTCTATTGCTTCGTATTGTGTTGCTCCTTGAATAAATCCTACAAGGTCAGGAGCGAGTGCAGCAATCCTATGAATCAATTGATCTTCTTGTATTTGTACCGTAGTCTCTACAGATTGTAAGTCCTTCCATCCGAATCTATTCTTGAGGGCAAACATAATCCCCGCCGTGTTGTGTTTAGCTAAGACAAGTGCCTCCTCATTCCAATTCTCCATCATATTCTTAGTTTGTTCCATAATATCCTTAAACTCAGGATAAGTATAATAATGATAAAATTGATCTCTATTCATCTTTAAGTGTACCATTAAACCCGAGACAGTTGGAGGGCGGTGCGTAGCACTAATCATAGCAAAGTAGTCAATGATTTTATTCTTTAGGCGTATAGGTGTATACTTCTTGGGCCGACCACCAGAGGAGGCCATCCCCGCAAAGTTAGTCCTAATATTAAACTTCTCTATCCTCTTAGCGTCTGTCATCAAAGCCTTTTCTTCTTTGTAAATCTTCTTCAACTTGGCGTAACTAGACTCACGCTCTCCTTTTTTATCTCTACTCCTATTATCATGTTTCTTCTTCTTCTCTTCGGTCGTCAACTCCTCTTTTAGTTCTAAATAACCTTCATTTTTATCCCACAATAGTTCTTCTTCTTTACTCATTTGTTACTCCTTGTTTGTTATTATATTAGACATATATAAGATTAGAACTATTCTAGCATAAAAATGGGAGGAGTATTCCGACACCTCTTTAAAATATTTTTTAAAAAATTGGGGAGACTAACTGATTGTTTTTATTCCACAAATATCCGCCCACTTGGTTTAGGGATTTACTGTCATGTAATGAATGTTTGAGGGGGGTAA